ACAGAGTTCCGGAGAACAACCGTTGGTTCAGCGGATTAACAGGTTGGATGACAGACTTCCAGAACAGAGTTCCGGAGAACAACCGTTGGTTCAGCGGATTAACAGGTTGGGTAACGTCATTAGGAGATTCGATCCCTACATCTGGAAAATGGTTCAGTGGAATTTTAGGATATGTTAATCAGGTTCAGAAACAATCTGGAGTATCGCTAATTCTTTCAGGGATAACAGCATTTATTTCAAGCATAGTTTCAGGTACTAAAAAATCCACAGGCGGAGCCTTTTATGGTGGAAGATGGCATGATATACCACAGTTTAGCAGTGGAGGAGTTATTACAAAAGACTTCATGTCAAGCTTTAGCGCCATTCCACGATATGCAGGTGGTACTGCAAATGCAGGTTCAATGTTTATTGCAGGAGAGGCTGGACCAGAACTTGTAGGTCATGTAGGCGGAAGGACAGAGGTCTTAAACCAGTCACAACTTGCAAGTGTAATGCAGAGCGCCGTAGCGAGTGGAATGGAAGCAGTTATGGCACGTTACGGTGGAAATGGTGGAGGAAATGGAAATGTGACAGTTAATGTTGTTCTCCAGGGCGATGCAAAGAAGATCTTTGAGGTTGTCAAAAAGGAAAACAACAGCAGAGTCATACAGACAGGTAAGGCACAACTTTTAACGTAAAGGAGGGAAGCAATGCAATGGATGGCCCAGTAAAAACCGTAATCATAAGTGGATTGAAGCTGAAAGTTAAAGACCTGACGGTAACAGATAACATCATCTGGAGCCGCAATACAGGGCGAGTTGCGTCTGGTGATATGGAGGGTGACATCATAGCAAAGAAAATTAAGTTAAATATTGTGCTAGCACCTTTGGATGATAAAGAAGCAGTAGCTTTTGCTGCTGCAATAGAACCACCATTTTTTCCGATCGCTTTCCGAAATCCGAAGTCTGGGAAAACAGAAACACGCAAATTTAATGTTGGAACACCGACATATCCAGTCTATTCGTATGCTGATGGACTGCCTAGATATGTTGGTGTTGCTGCAAATTTTATTGAAAAATGAGGTATCAAAATGAAGATGTCAAATAGAACACTGGTAAAGACAATCAATGGACTTTTATCGTTTAAAAACAATGGTGTAAGGAAGCCAATTAAGGCGATTTATGCAATCAACCGTAATATTGAAACACTGGATAAGGCTGCAATTCCTTTCCAAGAATCAAGAAATGAATTGATTGAAAAGTACTGCGATAGAAAGAAAAACGGTGACATTGTGCCAAAAAAAGGAATGGAGCAAAACCTGGAATCAGAGTTGGGTGAATTACTGGATGGAATTGAAGTTGACGTAGACATTTACAAGATTCCAATTAGTGTGGTTGAGAATATAGAAGCATCAGAGCTTGAATTTGAAGCGATTAACATGATGATAGAGAAGAGCGAGGTGGAAAAAGCATGACATATGATTACACAGTGAAACAAGATGGACAGTTTTATAAACCTGGTCAAGATGTGCCAGATATGGGTACATTAGTGTGTACGTCTGCGCAAGGGAATGTGCGTAGTTATGAGGGGCTTGCAAAAGATGTAGGCAAGCTTCCTACGTATGTTGCGACAGGCAGCTCTTTTCTGGCAAGTGATACTGGCGATTACTATAAATTTGAAGAGTCAACGGCAACTTGGAACAAGATTTAAGGAGTAAATATGAAACCAGAAGACGTCATTGGTATTTTAAATCGTAAGGTTCAGAACGCAACTGTAACGGAAGATCAAATTGATGCAGCTGTTGAAAAGTATCATAAGACTCATCCGTTGGAAACTGACAAAACACTCACTGTTCCTGGTGCTTTTGCAGATGCAAAGGCGGTTGGAGATGGATTGAACGAAAAAGTAACAGGAAAAGGAATGACTTTGTACTATGATACAGAAAAACAGTGTGCAGCCATTAAATTTGATGAACAAGGCTAGGTGATCATTATGGGATTATGGACGGAATATAAGAAAAAAACGGCTGTAAAATCCACAGATACCTTCCTTGTGTATGACAGTGCAGAAGGCGTAATGCAGGTTGATGGATCAAATGTAAAAGAATCCTTTAGAGATGCTACAGATGGCACATTGTCACAAATAGACACGCCAGCCGATGCAAAGGCAGTTGGAGATAGATTCGCAAAGGTTGAAAAGAAGAATACAGAACAGGACACAGCGCTAAAAACAAAGGCCGGTGGTACTGGCGTAGAATTTTTCTTCGACTCAGCCAAAGGGTGCTTGGCTGCAAGGATAACAAAGTAGAGGAGGAAGGTGTATGGCTGACAAAATAATATATCTTGCAAATCGGGAAGATGTGGAAAAATTAAAGGCTGCATCAAAAACTCAAGAAACTAATATAGCGGATTTAACAAAGGAACTTGCAAAGAAAGCAAATGGTCAGGGAATCACTTTGAGTATAAATGAAAGTGGTGGACTGAGAGTAATGTATGACGATGGAAAGTGAGGATAAAAAATGGCAGCAGTGGCAGTAGATGTGGCAATGGAGTCAACATCACAAGAGATTTTAAATCTTTTAAAAACGGTAAAAACACTAGTAACAGATGTTTCGAAATTTGATTGGAAGAATTTCTGGGAACAAACAGCAACAGACGAGGTTTTCTCAACAAAGTTTTATTACTATGAGACGAGTACCAGCCCAAACGGTGAAAAGTTGAATGCATCGGTTGGATTAACAGCTGTGCCTTCAACGGAAACTGTAAAGGGGCAGGATGATTTTGCAAATCATAGTGCTTTTCAAACAATTGATTGTAATTTTGTAATTGACGAGCAGGAGAATAAGACCCCAGTAGCAATTAAAGGCGGTAATGGATATTCTGACATTGGAAAAGTAGATGTTGGAGTTATGGTTCCTTTAACTTATTGGGGCATTCAGAAATTTGACACATATTACATTGTGCATTTTGCAACGAAGCCACATCCTGAATTAGAGTGCACAACAGTTACACCATGGTGCAGCAAAGAACTCGGTTATGGTATTTTGACAAAATACTATGCAGGACAAATTGATGGAATTTTATATTCATCATCTGGAAATGCAATTTATAACTTTGTTTCAGCCCAGTCTGGAAATACTGAGCTGCAGAAGAAAGGAACAGGATATCATGGCTCTGGATCAGAGCGAACGGCATATCTGCTGTGTATGCTATGGATGAAGTATGCAACAAAAAATAGTCAGAAAGTCTTTCAAGGATGTGCTTCATATAGTGCGCAAACTAAAGTTGCACAGACTGGAGAAAAAGTTAATTATGTTGTAATTCCAACAGCGCAGGCAAATAGCTTTTATGTTGGCGCAACAGTATCCATCGGAGATGCAACTGGTCACACAGACAATCTGGATCGTGGACAGGCATACATGCGAAATATCGCAGATAAAGTCAAAATAACAGCTATCGAAGCAATATCTGGAACAGATAACAGTAGAGTATATGTTGGCAAGCAAAATATGACAATTACAGAAGATACATATATATCATCAATGCCATTACATGCAGGACAAACTGACAAGGTGCTTGGAGTGGATGGATATATCAAGAATGATGGCAAACATGCATTCAAACTTGGTGGTATTGAAGATATGGTTGGTGCATATTATATCTCAATGAACGAGTTGTGGAACAAGACCACAGCAACAACAGTTGACTACTACGTTAGAGGCACTGCTGCATGGTCAAGCACTGCCGCGAACTGGACAAAAATCGCAACTGTAGATCTTGAAACAACCGATGATTTTTGGATTGGCGACATTGATATAGACTTGTCTACAGGTGTTATATGGTTCAAGAGCAAGGGTTCAGGAGATTCGGTCGGTGTTGGCGACAGACAATATAATGGTGGTGATGGAACAGGTTGGCGCGAAGCGCTAAGGCGCGGCAGTCTCAGGGGCTGGTCGAGTGCCGGTTTCTCCTTCGCGTATCTCGGGGACGGCGTGGCGTTCGCGGACTGGGACTTCGCTCTCTGCGTTTAATTCCGAACCTTTTAGGGGTGAATTTTGCGCAAGCAAAAGAGGGGGCTGCCCCTCTAAATAGTATACAGAAATAATTTTAAAATAGGACTTGTCACACACGGGCGCGGCAATCTCAGGAACAGGTCGAATGCCGGATTCTCCTACGCGAATCTCAGGAACGACGTGACGAACGCGAACTGGAACTACGCTCTCTGCTTTTATATGTCTGACGGGACAAAATAGTACGTTGGTACTTAGTGTGGCATTTCGCGGATGTAATTCCGTTGTTGTGTAAGCAGCACTTAAATAGGCAACAAAAAGGGAATCGGAACGCCGACGGGCATTCCGATAACTTATGTGAAAGACATAGGTTGGGGCTAGTAGACATCCGAACGTCCCTCGGAATTTAAACGATATTTACAAAAAAGGATAAAAATACTTGAAACGTTGTTGCAAAAGAATAGATATAACTAACAGAATATTGGTTGAACGAGCAGTAAGAGATTGCATAAGCGGAAAGATGAACCGTGGGGACACTATAAGAATGTTCTCAGAGTACTCAAAGTTACCATGTGAAATCATAAAAAAGATCTGCAAAGAGCACTTCATGATGGAAGGATTGATCAATACTGTTATAGACGGTATACAACAAGAAATTATCGAAAAGAAATATATTGTAAAGCCAATTCGTTACAGATACCAAGTTGATAAGTGTAACGGAAAGGTTAGAAAAATAGGAATACAAGATGTAAAGCAACAGATATACGACTATATAGCTGTATATGCAATGGAAGAATTATTCCGAAAGAAAATAGGCTTTTACCAATGCGGAGCATTAAAGAACAAGGGATGCGAATTTGGCGCAAAAGCAATTAAGAAATGGGTAGACAACCATGATATAAGATGGGGATGGCAAGCAGATATCAGGCATTATTATAAAACAATACCTAAAGGTAAATTAAAAGAACTACTAAGGCGAGATGTAGATAACGACAATGTTATACATCTCGTTTTCTTCTTAATTGATTCATTTGAGGGTGGATTATCAATCGGTTCATACCTTAGCCAATATCTTGCGAATTACTACATGTCATATGCATGTCATTATGTTAATGAGCAGGTATGCAAATTAAGAAAACATAGGAACGGAGCTGCTAATCGTGTCAATCTTGTATCTCATGCTTTGTTTCAAATGGACGATATACTAATCGTTTCGAAAAGCTTGAAGGATTTAAAAATGGCAGTAAAAAGATTTTCAAGTTATGTTTCAGATTTTTTAGGGCTAGAAATTAAGGAAACATCAAAATTGATTGATCTGAGTGTTACATACATTGATATTTTAGGAAGAAAAATATCAAGAAGAAGTCTTACTGTACGCTCATCAAATTTTTTGAGATTTAGAAGGACTGCAAAGAAGGTAAGAAAAAGAGTCCACCAAAAGAAAGAAGTGCCGCTGTCATTGGCTAAAAGCTATATCGGGCGTTATGGAGCTATTAAACATTCAAACACACAACGTTTTCAACAAAAGTATCATGTCTCGGAAGATATAAAGAGATGTAAAGAAATTGTATCCACTCATGAGAGGAGATTAAATAATTATGGAGAAGATGAGATTTACGCTGCCACAGTTAAGTGCAGCATTCTATCCGCTTGAAAAGGGAATGGATGTAGTCATTTGTACAGATGAGCAGAAGATTACGATTGATGGTCCAGAAAACGGCAGCGAGACGATGTATGAGTATGATGGCAATATATTCAGGACATTTAAGTTGTCACAAGAGGAGATTATTCAGGCCCCAGAGCAATATCTTGATTACGAAGGCGATACAGAGCCAAGCGAAGAAATGACAAGATACGCAACAGAAATGATAGATGCATATACCTTGCAACTGATCGAGGAAGGAGTACTGGCATGAGAAGTTTGGTAGAGAGTTTAAAAAGACTGTACAAAAGTGGAAAGGTGTCGGCAGAAAAGATTAAAGGGATGAAGATTCTCGCAGAAGAAGAAAAAAGATACATCCTCGGAGAATAAAAAATAAAGCAAATATCTAGCACGGAGTATACCGTGCTAGAGAAAGGAAATCGTCATGTATCAGGTATCAGAAGCATTAGATAAAGTTATATCAGGCAGCGGAAGAACGTTCTACGCAAGGCTAAACGGAATATCAGATGGAATCCAAGAGATAGTGCAAACAAATTTTTCAACTCCTGATAGCTATTTTTATGTGGGTGGAGCTACAGCTTCCAAAATAGAAGTATCTATGTTTACAAAGTCGCAAGATTTTGTAAAAGGTATGGAAGTAAGACTTGAAATCGGAGCAACAGCTGATGGCACTATAGAATGGATACCAATGGGGTATTTTACAATAAAAGAGCAAAAAAAAGACCGAAATCTGCTTACTTTTACAGCATATGATAGGCTAGAGTCAAAGTTAGCTAAAGCGTATAAAAGCAAAATCACAAGCTATCCAGTAGAAAGTAAAGAATTTTTAACTGATATAAGCGAACAGACAGGTGTTGAGTTTGACACAAGCAAATTATCTAATAACCTGATTATAGATAAAATATTGACGGTTAACGACCAGTCAGGAGAAAAAACATACAAAGAGCCGTTTGACGGTTTTACGATGCAACAGGTGGTTGGATACATCGCACAACTCCATGGTACATTTGCTATATGCGATAGAAACGGAAAAGTAACGTTTAGATGGTATGAAGCGTTAACAACTGACTATCCAGGGAAAATAGGTGATGCAGCAGGTGACTATTTAAAAGACCAGAACCTATCGTTCATTTATAATACAATTGAATTTTTAAAAGAATCACACACGTATCTGATTAAGACCAATAGATATTTTGATGATCTACTACAATCAGAAACGATGTGCCAAATTTCAGGCATCAGCTGTGATACAGAAAACAATCATTATGAATCAGGAACAAATATAAATACAAATTTAAGCAATCCAGTAATGACACAGGAATGGCTCGATAAAATCCTTGAAAAAATAAAGGATACGAGGTATTATCCAGTGTCATTTTCGTTTATGGGAGATCCGAGACTTGACGTAGGTGATGTCGTTACAATAGTTGATGCTAAAAATAATCTTATAGATGTTCCAGTGATGCAGCACACCATTATATTTGATGGTGGCTTGCTGTCGGAAGTGGCATCCTATGGTTTTGAAGAAAAAGAGGTGAAAAGTCCATCTGAAATAGCGTTGCAACGAGTTAAAGATGATATTCTTAGCCTTCAGGAAATTACGGCAAAAAAAGCCACATTTAACCAATTAAATGCTGTAGATGCAAAGATCACGAACTTGCAGGCAAGCACAATCACGGTAAATGATGCAAATATATTATTTGCCAGACTTGATAAAGCAAATATTCAGCAGGGTTGGATAACAAGTGTAATGATTGGTGATGCGCAAATTACCAATGCGAAAATTCAGGATATGTCTGCTGATAAAATAACAGCAGGCGTTATAGATGCCTCAGAGGTCTCTATCATCAATTTAGATGCTACCAGTATCACCACAGGCACTATTACTGGACTAGATGCATTTTTTAATAAGACCTTTAAGGTAATTAGTCCAACGTCAGATACAGAGGAATTTATAATTAGTGCAACGCCAGAAAGTGTTATGATCGGTACAAGAATGAAATCTGGTGAACTATATCTGCAAAAAGCAATGATAAGCATTGGTGATGAAGATATGGCTATAACAACAAAAGGCTATTTACGTTTAACTGGTTCACAACACCTAAGCCTTACATCAGCGAATGATATAGTGTTATTTCCTGGTGTGTCAAATGATGATAAAAATGTATACATCAACGATGGCTCAACCAATAACGCAATATTGCATGTTGGAAACTTTGAAAATTTAATAACAACAGTTGAAAATTCCAGAAACTCAAAAAAATTGAGCGGAATGGAAATAGTTGATTCCTCAAAGAATATTTCGAACGCAATTCCGTGGATTGACCAGACTGGTGTGATGGAGATTGGAAAATATTTGGATTTTCACGAGTGGAACGCAGATAATACTGATTTTAGCGCTAGGTTGGAAGTTTTTGAAAAATCGTTAAGAATAACCGCAGGGATAACTACTGCGCTAGACCTTAATGGAGTTGGGAATGCATCATATATAAAATTTAGTGGAAGTGGAACAACGCTGGGATGGATTGGCTTAAACAGGAAAGATGGATCACTGATGTTGTACGACAGCAGTGAAAAAGAATATCGCATATTAGACGAGACATCTATATCGTTTGGAACAGCAGAGCCGATTAGCAATGGAAGAAAAGGCGATATCTATGTTCAGACATCTGATAGTGGAAATGGATGGAAAAAAGCTGTTGCAATTTATTATTATTCCAACTGAAATGATAGGGAACACCCTATCATTTCAAATTATTAAGATAAGAATCTTTTCTCTCACAAACAGATTGCTTTGCTTGCTGTATTGATTCTTCTAAATGTTTTAAGTCAGGCTCTATAAAAGCGTCTTTAACCTCGCCGCGTGCCTTCCGAATTAGAAAATTGTCGAGATATGCTTGAGCTGACGTTATACGGTCAGCAAGCGGCAACTTGTTCAATGCCGTAAGCATATCAAGCTGTGCGTGCCAATCAGAACCAGTATCACAAAAGACATTGTAATACAGACGTTTCAGATACGCAGCATCTTCGTGCTTTAAGTATTCCTGCAGAGCGGACAGTGTCTCACTATCTTTTTTAGGGTGATAAATACGCTCGTATTTGTTAGGATCATAGATAGCCATAAGACATTTTTCTGCATCAACACCACATCTGTCAAACCACTCTAGCAGCGCTGGAAAGTCTGGCGCACCAAGACCATTCTCCCAGTTTTTTATCGTCCCTACACTCTTTCCGAGTGCTTTTGCCAAATCCATTTGTGACAATCCTGCGCTTTTTCGCGCATAAATAATGACTTTTACAAGCCGTTCAGTATCAGCTACTCGATTTCTCATGTCAAAAACCACCCTTCATATTCGTTCAAAATGTCATTTTTACAATAAATTGTACTTTAGCAAAAACAAAAAGTATAATTTATTGGCTACATCAAACAAAAGGTAAAGTCAAAGTTTTCTGGCACTTAAAAGTTTGGAAAATAGCCAAAAAACTTTGACCGAAAAAAATGTGAACAAAGTCAATACAATTGTAGTCACCAGTGCTATTATCTATACTATAGCAGAAAAGAGAAAGGAGGCTACTAATGATGACAGTTTACAACTGCAAAGTAACAGAGTCAATGGTTAATTTTGCCATTATTCATGGCGAATTATTAGACAATTTTACAACATTAGACTGCTTGGAGAGTGATTTTTGTTCAAACACCATCGAGGCAAGTCGCCTGAGTGGAGTAAAGGATGAAATACCAATCGCTGTTGCAAAGGATAGAATAGGGGCTTTGAAGCGTCGGGATGAAGCGACAGTGATTGGAGAGTGGCGAAGTAAGAATTATTACACCAGTGACGGCAAAAGGCATGTACAGCAGTACTTTCTGGTCCGTGAAATCAAAGCAGAAAGTGGGGAACATAGGAACCAAATTGCATTGACTGGGTATTTATGCAGCAAACCGATATATCGCACAACACCATTAAAAAAGGAGTTATGTGAGCTTATAGTTGCTGTAAATCGTCCATATGGCAAGAGCGATTATTTACATTGTATTGCTTGGAACCAACTCGCTCGAAAGGCATCAAATTTAAAGGTTGGGGACAAAATTAGACTGTCTGGAAGAATCCAGAGCAGAACTTATATCAAAAGAGAACATGAAACAGAAATGGTTAAAGTTGCATACGAAATTTCTGTGGATGCATTTGCAAAGGAAAGGTGATTATATGTGTGATGTGGTTAGACGTTTTTTAGATAGTATTGCAGAGCTAAAAGGCAACGAATATGTAAAAAGAGCGATTACGTATATGTCCACGTTCATTCCAGAAGGAAAACGTAACGAAATGGAATTGCTTGATTTTTTGTATCAGCTAACAGATAGAGACGATGTAAAGAAATATCGCTGTGAGTTGATCGCGCAGGCAATGACGAGAGAATAGAAGAAGAAGAAAGAGAGGGCAATGAATGGCAGAAAGCAGAAGCGAAAAGGATATTGATGCGGATGTTGAAGAAGCAATGAAGAAGTACTACAAGAAAAAAATCAGAGAGATCTTGAGGAATGAGGAAAGACTAAGCACAATTAGAATTGTTTATTATATCTTGACAAAATAAAAAGAGGGCATCCAGTAATGGGTGTCCTCTTAATGTTTTACTGGGCTGAAACAATTTTATCATTCTGCTCTAAGATATCAGACGCATCTTTCCATGCATAGTTAATTTGAATCGTACTTGGAGTAGCAGCATCTTTACCGTAATCACAAGAATGGATTGATAAGATGCAGGTTTTTGTTTCCCAAACAGTAAAATGACCATCATAGAGATTAAATATAAACGAATCACCTTTAGTCGAGAAAGAATCTTCGTCATAATCCTGTGAAGGTTCGCCATAAGTAGCTGTTAATTGCTCTTTTAAATCATTTGCCATTGGGCTAACATCATTTGTATTAAATTCGTATGTAACACCGTACAGCATAGCATTTGCCACATTATAGTCAATTACACCGTCTGCTGAAGGGCAAACAAAATACGCATATACAGAAGATGTTGTATATCCAAAGGCTGGCTGCTGATAGTTTGAAGCGAAAGCACTTGCCATAAAACCAGTCGAATCATAGTCAACACCAGTAATTCCACCATAGATAATATCATCAACTGAATAGACAGGAAGCGCCTGATCTATAGATGCTTGGAGGTTAAGTTCTGGTGTTAAGCTCTGCACACTCGCAAAATTTGTTCCCCAAGGGATATCCTTGAACAGGATATCACCGTCTGGGAGTTCTGCCACGGTTTCTGCCTCAGAACTCTCTTCCTCATCACCCTCAAGCAATTCATTATATAGTTTAAGAAGATCGTTGTAGTCTTTGAGCAATTCATTATACTTTGCTTCATAATCAATAGTTTCTGCTTCTGTCTCCACTTCGCTTTCTGCAAATACTGGCACTGCTTGCAATGCCATACAACTACACAGTACAGCTACAAATCTCTTTTTCATGTCCTTTTCTTCCTTTCTTTTTGTGCTTGTGTTGCACTATGTAAATAGTATAAACAGGTTTTGACAAAATAGCAACTAGAAATTCACCTTGCATGTAAAACAAATGGGTATCCGCATTACGGATACCCACTGTCTGGTTAATTAGTTTTGTTTGTTGTTGGTGTCTGGAGGAAAGATGATGTCTTTTCCTGCGAGAAGAGTATCAAGCACATGTTCTAATGCTTGCCAATCTGAATCCTTCATTTGCGCAAGATAAAGGATTAGACGTTTTTTGAAATTTTCGTCACCTGCTATTGCAAGCGTGCCAAGAAATGATTCAATTTCTTCTGATGGTGTAATGTCCTTAAACATATTGCCTTCTCCAGTAAGGAGCCAAGTTTCATTGACAGCATATTCCTTGCAAATGTTTGTGATAACAGGATTTGAAGGAACAATTCTTCCACTTTCATATTGAGCTATCGTATTACGCGCAACACCAATTTTAGAACCAAATTCCTCTTGCGTCATTCCAAGCTCCTGTCTTAATAATTTAAATCTTGTTTTCATTGTATTTTTCACCTCCTTTCACTTTGCATTGTACCACATAACAATAAAGAAGTCAAATAAAAAAGTCTGTAAAACAACAAAAAATATAATAAAAACAACAAAAAAAGTCTTGACAATGTAAAGTTAAAGACGTATACTGTTCTCAGAAACAACAAACAAGCACATTGAAAACTAAACAGAAAGGAGTCAAAACATGGAACTCTTGAGAATTAACTACGAGTCAGAGCAGCCTACTGTGTCGGCAAGAGAACTGCATGAGGGGCTTGAGATCAAGACCGCTTTTAAAGACTGGTTTCCACGGATGGCAGCATATGGATTTGAGGAAAATCAAGACTTTATATTGGTAGCTCAAAAAAGAGCAACCAATAATCCAAAGAATCCTATAACAACTTGCAATGATTATCAAATCTCCATCGACATGGCAAAACAGATCTGCATGATTCAGCGCACTGACAAGGGTAAGCAGTACCGCCAGTATTTCCTTGATCTGGAAAAGGCATGGAATACACCAGAACAGGTGATGGCACGAGCCTTAAAGATTGCCAATAACGAGATTGATAAACTCAAGGCAGATAATAAGGTACTGATTGCAGACACAGAACGCATGAAGCCAAAGGAAATCTTTGCAGATGCAGTGGAGTCTAGCAGGACCTCAATTCTGATCGGAGATATGGCAAAACTGATTTGCCAGAATGGTCACGAGATCGGGCAGAACAGACTCTTTGAGTGGATGCGCCAAAATGACTATCTTATTAAAAGTGGCGGCAGTAAAAATATGCCGACACAGAAGGCGATGGAACAGAAACTCTTTGAAGTTAAGGAGCGTACCGTTGTGAATCCAGACGGAAGCGTCAGAATCACAAGAACAACGCTTGTAACTGGAAAAGGGCAAATCCATTTTATTAACAAGTTCGCCAGGATGAAGGCAGAAATGATAGCAGAAATTACATAAGAGAGGAACAAACAATGTTTGACATTAACAAGTTTGTAGTACTTAAAGATTGCATGTACTACGAGGGAATGCATAAGTATTACATATTCCAGTTTGATAGTGCATACACACTACTTGCTGACACAAACAGAGCAATCTTGTACAGAGCAGAAAGCTTTGCTGACATGATTAGCTACATTGAAAGAACGGAAACATGTAGAAAGGAGGTGCAGGCGTGATGACAGATAAAAAGGAAAAGTCTAAGACAAAATACCGTTTTCTGACAGAGCAGAAAAAGCGCACTTTGAAGAAGCTGAGCGAAGTGACAAATAGCTGCTCCAGTATTCAGAATAACTATTTGCTTGGTTGGATCGAAAACACGGTCACAACATCGTAAGCAAAAAAAAGAAAAGCTGCAAATACAAATTAAGAGAGGTGATAAAAGATGTTCTGAATGACTAAAAAGATGCCAGATAAGACCGCAGGCTATCTGCTGTGCACAATCAGATGGGGCGAGACTAGACTTACCCATGAGTATTATTGGGGACCAGACCCAAAGAGAAGATTTAGATGGTGGGTTTCGAAAGAAGCCTGCCTAGCAAATTTGCCAGACGGCGGATTTGAAGATTCTGGCTATGAAATCGTGGCTTGGGCTAGAATGCCTGAGCCATATAGAAAGGAAATGTATGAATCTAAGAGAAATATTGCCGCATTTGAGCGGAGAAATGAGCAAGGACACGGAGCTGCTGAAAGAAACAGCAAAGCAGGGCGACATTGTTGTGCTGAATGTAAAAATGCCAGATGGAACACCAACAACAGTAAGCGCGGCGATTAAAGCGAAGTACCCACACGTGGTACATATGCAGTATCAAACCGCAAGGGGATATACCGTAAACAAAACATTTGCTTGGAAGAAGCTGTTAATGATAATGCTCAATCCAAACAACATTGAAGACAACGAAGAAGGAGAGTGATCAACAATTTTTATTTACCATGGGGAAAGCAAAAAGCAATTGCTTGAAACAGCAACACGGCTGCTTCCATGTTTAACAGAAGAACAGCTTGCCTACATTATTGGAATGGAGCAGGCAGAGGAATATAAAGAAAAGGAAGGAGCAAAAGAAAATGATAAATCTGTACTTTGATGCAGAGTTTACAGGATTGCATAAAGACACAACCCTAATAAGTATCGGAATTGTATCTGCAAGCGGTGAATCATTTTACGCAGAACTTAATGATTTTGCAGATTATCAGATCTCACCTTGGATCGAGGAGAATGTACTAGCAAATACAGTGGTAAAGGGTGAGAACAAAGAGCTTGCAGAGTTGCTAGACAAGGAAAATACCGTATTTGTGGTTGGCAGCAAATATGAGGTACGAGAATCACTTCTTGAATGGCTTAAGCATTTTGAGAGTGATATTCAATTTGTGTCAGATGTATCTCATTACGATTTTGTTTTACTGGTTGATCTTCTGGCAAGTTCCGCATTGGAGCTTCCTAATTACATATCAGCAAGTTGCCACGACATCAATCAGGATATTGCGAGGGTGTTAAGAGTTTCTGAAAAGGAAGCGTTTGATTTATCACGCGAACAACTCTTAACAAAGCTGGGGAAGCCACTTCCCAAAGGAGTAAAGCACAATGCGTTGTATGATGCCAAGATCATTCAGGCGATTTATCGCCAGTTACAATAAGCCTATGAAGTTAACAGAGGAGCAGCGGTTAGAGCTGATTGGACATATCTGTAGAAGAGTGGATGCAATAGCACCAAGGTCTGGAAGGACGGCAACAGAAATTAAAAGAGCTAGGCAGAAAGCCATGAAAGGGTTGATCCAAAGCTTTTCAGATGAATTTGGTGTGAGAGCAGAACACTTATGGAAACAAAATGAAACATTGAAATTTAGAGGATGCAGCTTATATGACTTGCACGAGTTCATAGATTGCTACAATCCACCAGAGAAGAAAAGAAAGGAGAAAGCAAATGGTTGTAGTGAACAGCGGAGAAAGTTACCTCGGCGCAGAAATCCGCGAATGGTGCAGCCGCTGCAAGGAGCAGGATGCGGTAATGGTAAATACAAAGTATTATAGCGGTTTCAGAGAACCGAATGATGGAGCGTTCTACTTTGTTGAGAAAGATGGAGAAAACATTTCAAAATATAGAGTTGTGCGTGATTTGGTCAAGTCACCGCGGCTGTAGAAAGGAGACAGATGAGTAAAGAACTTGAAGCTGCAAGAGCATTGGTAAAAATGCTTGAAGAAAGAGAGCAGAGTAACAAGGTTAAACTGGAAAGCTTAAAAGCTGGAGAAACATTTTGTATTGGAAAGAATGATTATATTGTCCTTGAACAGCACGAAGGAAAAACCAAGGTTATCTCGAAGGATTTTATAGCAGAAGACAGAAAATTTGCAGATGATACAGCGGATTACAAAACATCTGGACTTAGAAAATACATCGAAGCTAAAATCCAGCCAACTATTGAAAATGAAGTCGGAGCCGAGAACCTAGTAGAACACACCGTAAGTTTAACAACGGTAGATGGTCAGAACGACTATGGGGAGCTGACCTGTAAGGTCCGCCCGATCACTTTTGACGAGGCTCGACAGTATAACGATTTGATTGTTAATAAGGATTTGGATGATTGGTGGTGGACTTGTACAGCATGGACTAGTCCAAACCGTGAATGTAATCGCTCAATTGCCGTTGTTCTTCCGTCCGGCTACTTCTACTTCGACATTTGCTGCAGCGGCTACGGTGTTCGCCCGGTTTTTATCCTAAAGTCCAACATTTTTGTATCGAAAGGAAAATAAATGGCTGAATTAACATTAGAAGCGTTGCAACAACAGCTCAATGATCTAAAGAAAAGAGTAAACATTTTAGAAGGTAATTCAAAAAGAAAAATTGGCATTGAGCCTAAAGCAGGCAATCAGTTCGAGCTTGCCGGAATAAATTGGAAAATCATTGGGGTTTCTGATTTTGGCTGTATGTGCCTTGCAGAAAAATTAGAGAAATCAATGACATTTGATTTGAACTGTAATGACTGGAGAACTAGTGAACTGCGCTAGTATTTGAATAATGATTTCCTCAGAAAATTAGAAAAGGAAATTGGAGAGGAAAACATTATTGAATTTGAAAGGGATTTGTTATCTGTTGATGGGCAGAGGGAATATGAAAAGTGTAAGGATAAGGTATCAATGCTTACTCTTGACGAGTACAGAAAATACAGAAGCCTGATCCCAAACGAAGGGTATTGCTGGTGGTTACTTACTCCATGGAGTACGCCATGCAACGAATATTATATGTGGACTGCCGTTGTTCTTTCGTCTGGCTACGTCGACATCTACGGTTGCTACGGCAGGTGCGGCGTTCGTCCAGTTTGTATCTTTTCTCCATCAATCTTTGCAAAAGAAATTAAACAGTAAAAATTATTAAAAGGAGAAAGCTAATGAGTAATTATGTAAAAGCCCGATACGAGGGCAGTAAAAGAAGCTATTGTTTTGCAACAGAGGAAGATTTAAAGCCTGGAGACGAAGCAGTAACTCCAAACGGTACAAAAGTCACAGTAGTAGATGAGCCAGTAGACCTTTCATGGATAGAAGCCTATGGAAGAAGCAATATCAAGACACTTAAAAGAGTGCCGGAAAACAATAAAATTGAACAAGGAGAATAATTATGAGTGAGAGATTTGAGATATGTGCTGGAGAACGTATAAGAATGATTGCTATTAAAGACAATCAAACCAAAGAAATGGGATTGGGACTTTTCAAAAGTAGAGATGACCTTAGTTTTTTGGAAGCACTCAGAGACGCTGCGCAGGAATTACTAGATGCATTAAAGGCTGACGACAAGAATAATGACACAGACAGTGCAGAGGACACAGAGCCGGAGCAGGAAGAGAAAAAACAGCCAGTTCCTTACAATGGCACAGTCGAAGTTGTAAAAGGTGATGACAAGCTTTTCCCGACAGGGTTGAAGTTTAAAGTGGTGCAAGGCAAAATATCATATTCTTCAGGCGATTTAGCAAAAGACGCTATCGCACTCGTGATGTTTAGCAGTTTTACACTTAAATCATTTAAGGAATTGAGTGAGTTATTAAACGAGATACATATCAAGGTTAAGGAAGTCAAGGAGGGCAAGGAATAATGGCGGATACAGCAATTGTAGAGAGTGGAAAGCAGGCTGTGCAGCAGCCAACAAAGAGAGTAACCGATTATAGTCTTGGAATTTTCGGAACAAGCGATAACTTCATTATGGCTATGCAGATGGCAAAGGCACTGGCTGAATCCACAATTGTTCCGGCTATATACCAGAAGAATCCATCCAACTGTTTAATCGCCATCGAAATGGCGCAACGAATGGGTGCGAGCGCAATGATGGTTATGCAGAATTTATATCCTATTCAGGGTAGACCGTCTTGGAGCTCACAGTTCCTTATTGCAAGAATTAACAACAGCCACAAATTCGACATGGAGCTACAGTACGAGGAAACAAAAGACAAAGACGGAAAGCCTTTTTCTTGTACCGCTTGGACTACCAAAGACGGCAGACGAGTTGATGGTATGACAGTTGACATGCAAATGGCAAAGGATGAAGGATGGATTGCAAAGAACGGTAGTAAGTGGAAAACAATGCCACAGCTCATGCTTAGATATCGTGCTGCTTCATTTTTTTCAAGACTTAATTGTCCAGAAGTTGCAATGGGACTTTATACAAAAGAGGAAGCAGAGGACAATGATTTTGAAGAAAACACAAGTGAAAGTTTGCAGGAACAGATGGAGAAAGATATTTCAGAAAACGCAAATTCACAGGTATTTGAAGAACCAAATGAGCAGAATAAGGAAGCAAATAAAGATGCTTTGCCACCTTTTATGTCTGCCTGATTGGGAGGGAATAAAATTTATTGGAAGAATGGAAATGGATCAAAGGATATGAAGGGCTATACAAAATTTCAAGTTTGGGACGCGTAAAGAGCTTTCATAAGAAAAACGATGGAGAAATTTTAAGCATAAAAAATAGTCAAGGATGGTATTTGGATTTTAGAGCAGTAGGTAAAAAAGGCGAAAAACATAAAACTTTAAGAATCCACAATGAGGTAGCAAGAGCATTTATCGGAGAAATTCCAAAAGGATATGTGGTTCATCATATTGATGGGAATAAGCAAAATAACGATGCTAAAAATTTGCAAATATTGCATCCTATGCAACACCGAGAAAAGCATCCATCTAATTATATCGGAATGAACTTGAAAAATATGTATGGCCAGAGGCACATCAGGCAATATACAATGGATGGATTTTTTATAGCAGAATATGCGAATGCTCAAATTGCTGAACATATAACAGGAGTTTGCGGCAGAAATATATTGCAAGTAGCCGACAAGACACCATTTAACAATAAAAATGCTACTCGAAAGCAAGCAGGAGGATATATATGGAAATATGCAGATGGAGGAGGTGATAAGAGATGTTTTTGAGAACCATTGGAACCGGAAGTACAGGAAATTCGTATGCGCTAACTAGTAACAGTGGAGAGATTCTTCTGCTTGATTTAGGAATTTCGGAGAAGAAAATTAAAGAAAGCATTGACTGGAAGATATCAAATGTTGTAGGTGCGATTGTTACTCATAAACATCTCTGACTGGATCACTCAAAATCAGTTAGAGACTTTGAAGAAATGGGAATCCCAGTCTACAAGCCCTACGAAGATAACTCCTATATCGGTGGTTATGGTGAATTTAGAATCATATCAGTTCCAATGAATGATGTGCATGGACACTTCAAACATACCGATGCAGACGGTACAGAGTGTCCGTGCTATGGATTCATCATCGAGCATCCAGAGATGGGACGAATGCTCTACATTACTGACACAGAGTTTGTAAGGTGGCGATTTAAGAATATTAACCATATCCTGGTGTCTTGCAATTACCAAAAGAAGTACATTTCAGAGGACGTCACTGGTAAACGATTGCATGTCATTAAGGGGCATATGGAGCTAGAAACGTGTGCAGGCTTCATAGAAGCTAATACAACAGAAATGCTCCAGAACGTCATTATTTGCCATTTAAGCGCAAATAATGCAGTATCGGAGGAAATGGTCACTAGAATAAAAAAAGTCGCAGGAATGGCAAATGTGGACGTTGCAGAAGCAGGTAAGACCTGGCAATTGTTTAATTACGAAACATGTCCGTTCCTGTAAGAAAGGAAAGCAAATGAGCAATAAAGAAGTCTTGAAGATATTAAAGAAGAAACTTGATACTTGCACCAGAGCAACTGAGCAAGCCTTGAAGAAAAAGGACTACAAGGCAGTTAAAAAATCAATGAGAACCGCGTTTGTATTCATGAAGGCACATAGCGCTCTTAAAAAGCAGATTCCACAAAAACTGGTTATTCTGGCAGATAAGAACGCATGTAGCTGCTCTGTATGTGGAAACATCATAAATGATTGCCTTGCTTCCTATTGTTCAAAATGCGGACAGAAGATTGACTGGGAGGATTGTTAAATGTCTATTGCAAAAAGCGATGAAATCAAAAACCTTTTGTTTAGCAATAATCAATTGATGGTTACGACAGCATATCCACATACCTATTGCCGTGCAGTACCCCTACAAACGGCATGTGAAATAGTCAACAACATTCTTGAAAACAGAGACATGCATAAAACAATTGCAGAAGAACCAGTCGTCTGCACATCAAATGGAAATGTATATGAATGGTGTTGCCCGACATGCGGCACACGGTATGAATCAGAAGCAGGTGCTTGCGTACACTGTCCGTACTGCGGACAGAAGATAGATTGGAGCGATTATGATTCTGAATGAAATTTTGAAGCTTATGGAATGCTTTCCTGGCAGCAGTATTAGCAGCAAGGGATACTTGCTTTTAAACAAGCAGCGTTCTGGTTTTTCCATAGCTGACATTGAGAGCGAGGAAGATCTTAAATGTAAGTTGCTTGAATACGTGTCAAGGGATGCTTGCAAAACAATGGTTTATCAGCAACACGTAAGGAACGTAAGATTCTGGAATAGAACTCGAAAGAGTATAAACCAGTATCTGCAGACGAATTTTTCTGACGATGACATGCTTGATATATACCAGTACTTAGGCAATGGTATCAGGCACAAGCTCACTAAAGAGTTTGTAGAAGGCGGATATGATCTAAAACTGATAAAGGAGGATTTGAATGGATGAGATTAAGATCGGAACTCCTGTCTATCACGTAGAGGAATACCGATTAAGCAACTATGAATTGAAACAAAAGGGGTTCGAAGGGTTCGACAACTACGGACTTGAAGTTGTTGAATCGGTTGTCATAGCCGTGACAGACACACATTTTGATACGATAACCAAAAAACGCGACATCGGAAGCAATACGAATAATATACATCATTGGGAGAGATTAGCACTTGGAAGGGCAGTATTTCTGAGTAAAGAAGAAGCTGCAGAAGAAGCTGATAACCGTGCGCATGATATCCAGTTAGGATATCACTGCTCAAAATTTAGCCAGCGACCAATGTATAAGAATTGGCTACACTGGCAAGATACAGCTAAGGCAAAGGCACCTAAAAAACAAACAGGTCATAGATCAAACTTTGTCGCGAAAAAAACTACACTTCCAGAGGAGCTTTACATTGCCTGGAGGGATGGAAAGTTAACCGGACCAGAAGGTGCAAAGAAGATAGGTGTTTGCGTCACGACTTTTGAAAGATATGCAAGAGAAGAGCTTGCGAAGAGAGGCGATAGGCATACCGTCAAAACTGGCAATAAAGTGCCGCCAAAGCCTTTGCCGCCAATGTTTGATGATTGCTTTGAACAATGGAAGCTCGGATTGCTCTCAGGCGAAAAGGCAGCTAGACAATGTGGGATATCACATACAACATTCCGCAAGTATGCAAATATCCGTTTAAAAGAGATTGGAGAGCAGAGGAAGGGAATCCAGAGAGGAGTGATTCTTCCGCCAAACTTTACAGACGTATATCTGGAATGGGAACAAGGGGACATTGGATGCATCTTGAATATTACACATTCAGATACTATGCAGAGAAAAGATACAATGAAAGGATGGACGCAGGAGTGTTCCAGTATTAAAAGAAAGAAGGACCTCAAAGTGAAGAAAAATCAGCAAGTCTTACTGGCTAAAAAGCTTATTTTTTATCAGGCCATGACGGAAAAAGAGAAAAAAGATTTTCTTGAATCTATACAAACAATGTTAAAACCGAAGATTAAGGAAATAAGACCAGAGGAAGAGCTTATGTATACTCTTACAAGGCAGAGGGAACTAGGCAGAAGAAAGAAAAGAATCAAACTTTAAAGAAAAGAGGTGTTCCAGTTCTGATCAATATGCTTTTAGGCGTAAAAAATCAAAGAAGAAAGGAAGACGTGAAAATGAAACAGAAGGAGCTGAGAAAGAAGTACATGCAGATCATTAAAACTGAGGTATATCCGTGTAGCAGAGAAATGCAGGAGTTTTCAAAAAGAAAATGTGGCTACATTGTAGAGCTTACAGACGGTAAGATCATCAGATTATACAAGCCAAGAAAGCATGTTCCGTATGATTTCACTGAGATTATGGACAAAATTACCAGATTAACGTTGTGCCTTGAAGGCTTCTACGGGTGCAAGACATTTGTGCAGTATTTCGCATCATCAGACGATTGCGATCTGGTGCAAGAAGTTACATATTCTGGTGTAGAGCCAGAGTGGATGAAAGAAAAGGCAGCCAGAGGGCAGGAAAGAAATAGCGAAGATATCCAGAGAATGATTGATGGCTATAAGTATCTGCTGATGAAATACAAGGTTGGAGGTAAGAAATGAAAGTAACTAACATTTTACACGAAATTGCAGAAGTAGTGCTGATTGAAGAGAGCAAAAATAATTTCCCACCAACGATTACAGAAGCGTTGAAATTAGGCAATCTTCTTGCCTACACCAACTTAATCAAAATATACACGTTGACTGATGCACTTGTTTTTACTAGCACTAACATTGATTGTAACGGACAGCCTTATATTAGTGGCATAGAGTATATCACTATCGGAAATTTTAAAATTTATGATAATGGAGAATTGCAAAAAGACCAATTCGAAGCAGCTCTTCAAATGTTTAATGACTGTGAAATTTAATTAAATTACAGCTTTGCACAGATTACCTGATGGGTATGCAGGTTCGATTGCTACACGGAGTGGATATTTTCATTTTGAAAACCACCTTAAAAAGATAAAGCCAGAGATCATGCTAAAAAGCATATCAAATAAATTTAGGAGGTTCAATATGAACAAAGTAATTCTAATTGGAAGATTAACCAAAGACCCAGAAGTACGCTATACACAGGGTCAGGAGACAATGGCGGTAGCCAGATATACACTGGCTGTAGACAGAAACCGTAAGCAGGATAACGGCCAGAATGCAGACTTCGTCAACTGCATTAGCTTTAAAAAAAATGCAGAGTTTGCTGAGAAATTTCTGCACAAAGGAACAAAGATTGCTGTTACTGGACGCATCCAGACAGGTAGCTACACAAATAAGGATGGACAGAAGGTGTACACAACAGATGTAGTTGTGGATGAGCAGGAGTTCGTGGAAAGCAAGAAGAATACGCAGCCAGCTCCAGAACCAGCACCTGCAGGTGGATATGAAGGTTTTATGAATATTCCGGATAATGTGGAAGATGAAGGACTGCCGTTTAACTAAAAAAGAAGGGAGAGGTTTGAGATGATTATTGTAAGACAGGATAGAAACGCCTTTTACAACTGGGACAATGTAGTTGACATTTACATTAACGGACTTTCAAAAACAGAAATATTATTAAAACACGTTAAAGGCTCAAACGAGTCGACTGATTACCCAATTGGCAAATATAAGAACGCAGAAAATGCCAAGGCTGCATTTGAGAAACTTATAGAGAACATTTTAAAAGAGATTCCACTTGTTGTTGTGCGAACCGATGAAGAAATTGAGAAAAGCATTCACTGTGGGACAGAATCAAGCTCAGAAGAGGAATAGGATGCATCCAAATATTTTTTTAAGGAGTGTGATCTGCGAAGCTTTTTAAAGCGGCAACATACGTATTTAACGATAGTTACGAATATACAAGAAGATATCAGGAATTTGCGAAGAAATTAAAAGAAGAAAATCAAGCGGAAGGAGGAAAAAATATTTGAAAGCGATTAACGAACAAATTACATCAGTTTATGACCGAATGCCCATTGAGATTACTGATTTGGTTGCCTATGTCGATGGAAGCTACGATCAGTCCACCAAGCATTTCTCCTATGGCATGGTAATATTGGAAAATGGCGAAGAAAAAGCCTTTAACAAAAGCTTTTCTGATCCAAGCCTTGCAGATATGAGAAACGTAGCAGGTGAGATCATGGGTGCTAGAGCTGCGATAGAGTATGCCATCAAAAACAATAAGAAGCGACTTATTATACGTTATGATTATGATGGAATAGCAAACTGGCCACTTGGAAAATGGAGTGCAAACAAAGAAGCAACAAAGTCATATGTAAAATTTGTAAGAGAGGCTGTGCAAAAAGTTCAAATCACCTTTGAGAAGATCAAAGCACATTCTGGAGACAGGTATAATAACTATGCTGACAAGCTTGCAAAACAAGCATTAGGGTTGGCTAAGTAGGAGAAAGATATGAGCAGAAGTAAAATGTATGGAATAAGGAGCGATTATACGGGAACGGTGCTTTTTGAATATCCCAATTCATGGCTTTTCTCTCCTAATATATGGGAAATGCTGCCGAATAAATATATTCCAGACTACATCGAGACTCCGTATGGATACAAGTTAATGATTATTGAACCGCATTACGGCCCCAAAGTATGGTCAAAAACAAATGAAAAGGTTAATAATTGTGATAATACACCAGATAGAGTATGTTGGGAACTTTCTAATCAGAACATTTTTTCTACCAATGACAAAGACTTAATAGCGGATTCAATTATTAAGTTTATGGAGCAGAATATCCAATATCTGGAAGCTTCAAAACCAGAGAATATCATTAAACGTTTTTCGGAAATTGCGAGTAACATTAGGTCTATTGACGAAAAAGAGTATCCGTATTTTGTTTTTAAAAATACTACCTGTGATGATGGAGTGGAGAAATGGTTTGAAAAATACGATGAGGAGACTGGGGAATACATTGAATGCTCAATGATTCAAAACAGCGATCACTTTCTGACAGAATTTGTACTTTTCAAGGATGGAAAGATTGATAAATTCGTAAGCAACGAGGATTATTTTAAAGAAAAAACTATGGCAGAGGTATAAAAATGTCAATGATATCTTGCTTTAGTACTAATACAAAGGCTGGTTGTGATGACTATAGACCGCTTTTGGGTACACAAATAAAGACAAGGCGGAACATGAGAAAAATTATGGTATTGTGCACAGCAAATGCTATTCAGAGTATGGCCTAAAAAGAACCGGCTGCTCTGGGTGTCCTCTTGGAAGGAATTTTGAAGAAGAGCTTTTGGCAATTGAGAAATACGAGCCTAAGTTTTTTAAAGCAGCTATAGGTGTATTCAGCGAAAGCTACGACTATACCAGAAAATATCGAGAATTTTTAAAAACAAAATCAAATAAAGGAGGCAGCAATTGAAGAAGTATTTGAAAGAAATCAAAGAAGAAGCTGCACTTTGCCAAAAGTACATAGATGAGTGCGATATATTCGCATCCAAAAGTGAACATGAAAAGCTTGCCTTGAAGATTGCTTCTAGCTGTGAACAGACTTTATCGGCACTTGCGGATGAAATCAAGAAAGACAGATGGATTTCCACTGAAAAAGCAATGCCAGAAGAACACGACAGTATATTTGCAAAGTTCAAAGGGACCGACAAGTGGTGCAATTCGTTTTGGGAAAAAAATTCAAACACCGTTTTAGTAGTACTAGTCAATAATCATGATGAAGATAATTTTGTAGTTGGAACAGGTAAAACCATTAACGGTGAGTGGACGACAGTACCAATGCTACTTAAAGACAGAATGCATGTTGCTTACTGGATGCCGTTTCCAAAATTTGAACCGAAGGAGGTTAAGTGTGAACAAGAATGACTTATCTAATGTGATTACGGATTCATTCAAGTCAAATGCCATTTTTCAATATGAAAATACTTGTGGAAAAACAGCTAAGATTCCTGCGACAGAAACAGATTTGAAAGCTTTGGCTACTTTAATGTCATCATTGCTAGATCAAGTGGCGCAGGATGACCCAGATATTTATAACAAATTAAGCGAAAATCCTAGTATTGATATAACTATCAAAGGCGAGGATTTATTAAAAGTTTTTGGTGGATTAACGGAGGTATAAAAATGTCAATGGTATCAAGCTACGCATTAAAGGATAAGAAGTGCATTTCGGTAAATATTTATAGCACTGACGCAGCTGCAATTCTTCGTGACTTCCTTATCAGGGTGGCTAGCAGCGGGTTGGAAAAAGGAAAATTCAGCGAAGCAGAAGTGGCACTCCACGATGCAAACGAGCTTACAGCAGCCTTGGAAGAAGCCTTTGAGGAAAAATCCAATGAATAAAGAAGGATGGTGCAGACCTAAAGTATGGTGCATGTATATATTTGACGATCAGTGTTGGATAGACTGTTTGCCACAGCAAAAGTGGCAGTTTAAACGTGAGGAAGGAGGTAAAGTTATTACCATTTTTAGTGAAAAGCGTCATATCAACTTTAAAATAGCAGAAGAAGAATTTAAAGCGCGTTGGTTAGAAATTGAGGTGAAAGGGAAATATGATAAATTTACCACAGAACGATTATCTCACGATTGAGAAGGACGGCCGCACTTATTCTTGTTGCACATTACGGCAGAAAGTGAAGCACACAATCGGGCTTGATTATACCACACGGAGAACGCTTTATAAACGCAATGGAAAGATGCATTTCAAGCCCACCAGAAATTACTTCAATGGTAAAGATGAGGAACTTGAAAAACTTGTTGATGCAGGTTACATGGAAAGCAGAAGATGTGGAACAACGAAGGAAAGCACCACATACTTCTTCACAAACCAGGGGCTTGATTGGCTAGAAGAGCAGCTGCACATCACAATCAGGAGGCAAAAATGATGGAAATATATAAAAATCTATTTATAGATCACCATTGCTTTTTTGTAAAACTTGGACGCAGACCCAAGTCATGTAAAAGTGAGCCGAGTGCAAGTAATGGATTTATTGTAGAACAGCAAGATGGCAAATGGACATGTGGAGCAGGCAGCTATTACGATGATACGATCAAGCACGATATGATTCTGATTACAAAGAGTGAGGGATTTATTGAACAGGCTATCATTAGCGCCGTACTCAGTGCGTATAAAGAAAGTTCTGGGTATGATGTGGACTCAGAAAAGTAAGGAGGTGCAAACGATGAATAAACGGCAGAGAAAGAAACAGTTCAAGAAACTTTATGGTATGAATCCAAAGCAGTATCAGCAGGCTATGCAACTGACATCGCTTGAAGAACCATTGAAAAGATTTATGGATTCAGAAACAACTACATTTACAGATTTGGGGAGTTGTTTTGGGAGAATCAAAGAAGGACTGCAAAAATCAGTTTCTGCTTTAGGAAAGTTGAGTTGTGAAGCATTCTGCTTTTGCTTAGAAGAACTTGGAAGGGAGCTGAAAAAACGAAGGCAAAAATGAAGTTTGAACGAACTAAAAGCATGACCTACTATTATTGCCCGATTTGTATGTTGAACTCCACAAATAAAGCGGAAATAGAAAAACATTTCCGTGAAGGACATCAAGTAAAAGTAAAAAAATACATACATTGCAATATTTGCGGAGAAGGTTGGGATGTATTGGCATTTGGAGAAGAGGGCGCCAGAAAGCGAGCAGAGCAATGCTGCCAAAGCCATATTGATAATGGGAAAGCAGATCAGGAAGCTAGCATAAGCTATTTTTATTCACATGGTCGGTTTGGCTATGTAAAAAGTGTGAAAGGAGGAGAGAGGAAAAATGATTTTTGTATTTGAAAAAGATAAAAGAGAAATTCATTGCTATAGTGAAGTCGATTGTCTATATCTAATTGGAAATAAAGTGCACATTTGCAATGTGGTTGAAGAATACAGTTCGGAAGAAATGGCAAACAAAGCATTTCGCACCATTCGTTTTCGAATTGGTTGGGGATATGAAATTGCCCGTAGTGAAGGATCAGTTGCAGTTCACATGCCTACAGAATATGAGTTGAATAACGAGAAAAAACAGTTTGAAAATCCGCTGTATACAATTGCAGTATACCGCATTCCACGTGATGAGGAATCTTTTCGAAAATATCTAAAAAACCTCTTTGATGATATCCTAACAGAAGTAGATTACATTATACAGGGTGATACCGTAGAGGATTTAGAAAAAGAATTGAAAGATAAGCCTATATGGGATGGGAGTTTTTATACTCTTTTCGAAAACTTACGCTATGAAGACATTGCGAGTGGGGAATTTCACTTTGGAGAAATTAAGAAAGAAATTGAAAGATTTGAAAGGAAAAAGAAAAGAACATATTGCAAGTGGGAACAAGAGAAAGATGTATTTCATATCAAAACCAATTGCAGTAGCGATGCTATATCTATCGGGACTGATTTGTTGAGCAAAATCAAGTACTGTCCATGCTGTGGCAGAAAGATTAAGTTTATAGGAGAAGATCAATGAAAAATAGTCATGACGACGCAAAACTAAATAGCTTAATGGGAAAAAATGTAAGGGTGACATTTTTTGAAGGTACACAGTCAGTTGGAAAGCTTGAACGCGATTTTGATGGGAAATACAGAGTCGATAACTGGAGGTTTCGTAAGAGCCATATCAAGAAAATAGAGGTTGTTGATGAATAAATACAGCAACATTGCAAAGGCAAAAGCCATAGAGCAGGAGAATAAAAAGCGACTGCTGAAAATCAATCCCCAGCTGAACGATGAAAGCGGAATCTACATTTTGACCAGAAAGGATGAAAACGGTTTCCAGTTTGCGTATGTCGGGCAAGCCATGCACATACTTAGCAGGTTGGCAAGTCATATGGTTGGCTACAAACAGCACATAGACCTGAGCCTTAGAAAGCACAAACTGTATTCAGTGGACAATCCTTACGGGTGGAAGGTTGAATACATGAATGTTCCTATTGATCAGCTTGACGAGCAGGAAAAGTATTACATCAGATTTTATGCAGAAAATGGCTATCAGCTTCGGAATGTTAGCCTGGGTGGACAGGGTGAAAACCGTTCAAGCGGAACTATAGGAGACAGAAAGCAGCCTAGAACCTATTCAGAGGGCATACAGCAAGGCAAGAAAGCGTTAGCCAAGGAATTATCGTCTATTGCTGAGAAACACCTTACAATTGCCGTCAAGCCCGAAAAACAGGGTAACAAGGTTTCAGAGCGCCAGAGAGATAAGTTTATGGAGCTTATCAGTGTTGAGAATTATGAGGAACCAGGAAAGGAAATGGCAGATGAGAGAAAATGATATTAGAACACTTCCAGATGGAAGTTATTTTAACTTTAAAGGATTTGAGTGGATTGTGTTGGACAATAACGTAGAGGGCGGAGTTCTGGCAATTATGGCACGTGCTTGGAACGAGGAAGAGTATTGTTTTGATGAGGGCTGCTGCAACAACTATGCAGAATCGAGTTTACGTAGAAAGCTGCTTAGCGAACTGCTTCCTGTGTTGGGCAAGGATAATCTCATTCCTCATGAGGTTGACTTGATAGCCGACAACGGGGACGATCGTTACGGCACAGTCAAGGACAAAGTATTCATCCTGAGTTGTGACGAATACAGAAAGTACCGCAAGAACGTTCCACTGCTTCTCGAATGGATGTGGACTTGCACTCCTTTGTGTGTCTCAGACGCCGGGGGCGGTAACTTCAGTCGCCGCGTGCGTGGGGACGGCAGGCTGAGCAACGACACTGTGGGCCTTGGTAGTGGGGTTCTCCCTGCTTGTGTATTTAATCCAGAAAAAGTGAAAATAGAATATCAATTTGTAAATGTTAAGGAGAAAACAGAATGACAGTATATGAATTGATTCAGAGACTTACAGAATTTCCGAGTGATGCAGAAGTAGATTTTGAATTACAGAAAAGTTTTGGATGGCCAGCAGTAGTTGATACAGATGAAGGAACTAGACTGGCGACTGCTAATGTAAGCCTAAATGAAAGGTTAGACATAGAAAACTTTCGCTTTTATAGACATAACGATGATTCATCAACTTTATATATTCATTTTAATTTTTAAAGGAGAAGTAATGATTAACGAACAGTTTTTGCTTAGAAAGATCAATGAACAGTTAAGAGACATGCCAGAGGCGCGAAATAGAGTCAAACGCCTGATTTATTCTGGATTGGGTAGATTCAATCAAGCTGCCAGAAGAGGGCTGCAACCATGATGAAAGTAAAGATGATTTCAGCCATGGTTATGTTGCTGGATATTATGATTGTATCAATAAAATCAAGAAGCTGAATGGCTTAGGATGAAAACATGATTTGATTATAAAAAGCACTGTCGGGGTTGGCTGCAGCAGCAGCTAACTTCCTTGAAATAAGCATTCATGTGATGCAGGAGGTGAGGAAATGTTTTGCATAAAAGGGCAGGAAGTCAACAGCTTGGGCGATTTGCCAGAGGAGAACCATGAATAAACGGCAGAAGAAAGAAAGGTGGTAAAAATGACAAGAAAAGAGCTGATAACTCAAATCAAAAACAAAGGCTATGAGCCTAGAGTAAAAAACGTTGTGAGCTTGCTAACTTCTAATGGTGAAGGCGATGCAGTTACGCTAATCATCTCTTTGTATGATGATTTAAATGAGCTAATGGACGTAAAAAACAAGAACGTATCTTCAAAAAAATACTTTGATGATGAATGCCTTAATGAGGCATTTAACGATTTTGTTTCTATGAGAGTAAAGATTAAAAAGCCCCTAACCGCAAATGCCTTGAAGAGAGCAATAGTCAAGTTGGAGAATCTATCTGGTGGAGACATCGAGCTTATGATCAAGATTTTAAACCAGTCTGTTGATAACTGCTGGGTAGGACTTTTCCCACTGCATGATGCTGGCTATAGCTTTAAGGGCAAACAAAATCCGCAGCGTTCACAACTCGATGCAATTTTGGGAAGTATTACGGATGACTAAAAACGAGGCTAAGAAGTTAATGGCGGTAATGACTGTATCATATCCAAACTACAAAATTGCAGATATAGAGCTTACTGCCACTACATGGGCAAATATGCTATCTGGCTATACTTACGAGCAAGTTAGTGCAGCACTCAAAGCATACATACTTTCGGAAAACACAGGCTTTCCACCGTCAATCGGTCAAATTAACGAAAAGTTAGTCGCTTTGAGTCAAGTAGACACGCCTACGCCGTTGGAAGCGTGGTCTTTGGTTCGGATAGCTGTCAGAAACAGCACATATCATGCTGATGACGAGTTTGCCAAACTTCCGCCAATTATCCAGTCAACAGTTGGAAACGCAAGGAATCTGGAAGAATGGGCGAAGGGACAAGCAACTCAGTTTGAGACAGTTATTCACAGCAATTTTTTGAGATCATACTCCGCAGAGATTGCGAAGCAAAAAGAATGTCAGAAGTTGCAGGGAAAGGTTTCAATTGCATCCGAGCAACCAGAGTATTTGCCGGAACTAAATATATAAGCAAAGCACAGTTTTATAGACTATTTTAAATTATAATAAGCTTTAATACATTAAAATAGTCTACTACCTAGAAGGAGGCTTTATGACACGAGCACAAAGGAGACGGGCTGAAAGAGAAGCAAAAAAAGGAAACAAAGTCGTAGAACAGCGAATCACAGGTGCGGAAGAAAGCATAAGAATTGCTTTGTTAAAAGAAAATATTGCACGAGACGTTGATCGCAAGCTTTATGACAAATACTATCAAAAAGCAAATAAAGACGCTGTAGACAACATATACAGCATCATATTAACATCATTTGGACTTGCCCTGGCAGATACTTGTCCTAATTGGAAGGCTGAAGCAATTGCAAAACGAATCCAGAAGACAATGGACTATGTTGACAAATTCTCAAAGGAATACGACGGAGACATTGAACGTTTTATGAAAGAACTCGAAGATAGAACCGGATTCTCGTTTGAGATAGATTCTGTAAGCGGAAAGGATGAATAGTATGGATTTTTTAATTGGTTTAATAGCAGGGCTATTATTTGGCGGAATTACTGGTGTGCTTGCAGTTGCTTTGTGTGCTGCATCAAGCGCAAATGAAACCGATGACGAAAGAAATAGGGAAAACGATGAGAATTAAGCATTTGAAGTTAGATAATTTTTGCAGTTTTTACAACGGAAAAGCTATAGACACAGATTTATACAATAAGACAGAGGTATCTGGATGTAATGAATCTGGAAAAAGCACAGTTAAGAGGGCTATTTTTTGGGTACTTAATTGTAGGGGTGAGAACGGTGAAGAAATCACTGGAATCAGGCCACACGATAAATCAGGTAACGAGATTAACGATATTGAGGTTACAGTCGAGATGACCGTAGAGCTTAACGGCTCCAACAAGACATTTAAGAAGGTTTCTCGTCAGAGCTACAACAAAAAGGGTGACTTCATAGGTAATGTTATTGACTATTATATCAATAATATTCCTAAAAAGAAGTGTGACTACGAAGATTTTATTGCAGAAAAATTGGTTCCTGTGAGCGAACTCTCGAACCTGATCAACGCTAAAACGCTCTTGTCAAAGAGTGCTACTGACTGCAGATCAATCTTGGAATCCACCTTTGGAACGTGTTCCAATGCAGAGGTTTGCGAACGTTTTCCGGAGTTTTCTCCTCTTCTCCCATTGTTGGATGATGGCAGTGTCGACGAATTAAAATCAAAATTCAACACTATGCTGAATGGCAGACGTGGAAGAAATGGAACTAAAGGACTGCTTGATATTCGCAAAGAGTTTCCAAGCCGCATTGATGAGGTGGAAAAGCAGAAAATTGTCATTGATGAAGCCTTGATAAACAGTCAGATTGCAGATATTGAAAGCAGGCTGAAAGATAACCAGAGTAAACAAGCTGATGTGCAGAAGGCATTTGATGAGCAACGTGCAATTCAGGCACAAATTTATAAGTTGAAGCAGGAGCAATTAAAGGTCACTGATGACGCTAATGCCGAAAACAGGAAAAGAATTGCCGATTTAGATGCTCAGATTATGGCAGCAAGGGAAGAACTTTTCCTATCCAACAGTAGTTTAAATGCTAAAGAGCATGAATTGCACCAGATTGACTCCGAGATTCGGGATCTTGAAACTAAGCGTTTGAAGCTTTCAAGTGACTGGAAAAGCAATAAAGATATGCAATTTGATGAAAATTTGCTGATTTGCCCGTATTGCAAGCGTGAATACCCATCTGATCAGCAGGATGAAATGCGAAAGCATTTTGAAGAATCAAAGGAAGAAAAGTTGCAGGAAATCACAGACGATGGAATGAAATGTAAAGAAGCTATTGATGCTTTACGCGAAAAGTTCAATGCTGCAGATGCAGAGCTTTCTACCCTTCGTGAAGAATCCAATAAAAAGTCAAGAGTTGTCGATGATTTAGTTGCTCAGAAAAAAGCTATATCCACTGTACCTCCGGCAGAACCAGACGAGGCAGCAAAAGCCAGATCTGCAGAAATCGCAAAGCTTGAAAGCCAGTTAGAAGCAAATACTGCAAATGCAACGTTTGCACAGCTCAAGGCAGAAGAAAATAATCTTCAGCATCAGCTATCTGGCTTAAAAGCAGAGCTTGCAAAAACCGAAATCAATGTCAAGATTGACGCAAGAGTTGCAGAGCTTAACATCGAGCGCCGAAAGAATGAGCAGCTAATTGCAGATACGCAGGCGCAACTCGACTTGCTCAAACGCTTCAACATTCGCAAGCACGAGCTTTTAGAAAGCAAGGTAAACGAGTATTTAGAGTACTGCCAGGTGAAATTTTTCAGACAGCTTGTGAATGGTGATCTGGAAGAAACATGTGATTTCTGCGTAAACGGTGAACCATACGCTAGAAACCTTAATCACGGTGCAAAAATCTTAATCGAGACAGATGTTTGCAAGGCTTTTCAGAAGAAATACGCTACTACCCTTCCTATCATCGTAGATGACTCTGAATCTGTTGATAATTGGAAGATACCGGATATGGATAGGCAGCTTATTATTCTCAAAAGAACTGATTCTAAAGAGCTAACAATCAAGGAGTCATGATGTGATCCGTGAAATTACACAAACTTACCCAGTCTAAGCTTGATGATTACAAACTTAGAAGTAATTTCACGGAGGACGAAGAGATAACATTTGATATGTTATCTAAAGGCAAATCTATCAGCGAAATAGCAACCCGGTTATCTGTGTCAACTAGGACGGTTGATCGCAGAATTGCCGATATAAAATCAAAAATCAACCAACTATAAATAGTCCCCTGGTATTTATAATGCTAGGGGATTTTTACAACATTTTTTAACATTATTTTACTGTAAAGAAATGTCACACGTATAACCTTAAAGATATTTTTTATAACTTTTTAGTTCTAACTATTGACTTTTTAGTTCTAACGATGTATCCTATAACTGAGAAATGAAAAAAACATTATTTTACTGTAAAGAAATGTTAAATTAGGTTAAGAATTGTAAAATAATGTAGAATAATGTAATCACAAAGGAGGTTTCACAATGAAAGTAATATGCATTGCAAATCAAAAAGGTGGCATTGCAAAAACCACAACAGCCACTACACTTGCATCAATTTTAATGTCACAAGGCAAGAAGGTCTTACTGGTTGACGCTGATCCGCAGGGCAACAGTACGGACACTTATAGAGCAGTGTCCAAAGATACAGCAACTCTCTACGATGTTATTTTAGATATTGAAGATCCGCTTCCAATTGCGGAAGCTATTCAAAAAACAGAAATTGGTGATATAGTTGCATCCGATCCAGAACTGAAAACAGCAGATCAAAGATTCCCAAGCGATGGGAACGAATATTTTAGATTGAAGGATGCTCTTTCTGAATTAACCGGTTATGACTATGTTATTATTGATACAGCTCCGGCAGATAATAAGCTGCTAAAAAACTGCTTAATTGCTTCCGACAAGGTCATCATTCCTGTCACTGCAGACCGTTATGCCATTCAAGGTCTGTCAGAACTGAATAGAACCATCACGGGCGTAAAGAAAAGAAATAATCCTAACCTAGAGGTTGCAGGACTCTTGTTGGTGAAATATAAGAGTCGCCAGCTCCTCGCCCAGGAAGTTAAAGCTTCTTTGGAAGAGATTGCCAAGCAGCTCAATACAAAGGTTTTCTGCACAACTATTCGTGAAAGCATTGCCGTACAAAAGGCACAGGCAACTAGAACAACCCTCATGAATTTTGAACCGAAGTGTAACGCTGCCATTGACTATGTGCAGTTCGCAGAGGAACTAATTAAGGAGTGATTAGAGATGAGAAAGAAAGATAACGCCACTACTACTTCTTTTGATGTGACAGCCGGCATTGATTTTGCAGATACTGGCGAAACTGAAATTCCAAGCATCCAGCCGGTGGGAAAAAAATCAGTTTTTGTCTCCGCTCCGGTTGATCCGAACAGAGTATATACGCCTGGATATAATCCAACTCCGAAGATTGGTCCAAATGGTGGGTATGTAGGACGCAGGGAAGTCCCTGCAGCTGAGCGTAAGATTCAGTTCAGCGTGTCGTGCACAGAATCACAAAAGGCAGCCTTTTCAGAAGCTGCTCGTAAGTCAGGCCGCACCCTAGCAGGATTTGCTTGCTTCGCCATTGAGGAATACATGCGGACACATGATCTATAATTCTTTACATTATTTGACATTTAAAAAAGGTTTAATAAGTTAAAGAACTGTTAAAAATTGTTAAAAGGAGGATTTTATTATGGTAAGTAATGAGATTTACGAAAGAATAGTTAGTGTTAAAAATGCTATTGCAGAAGGAAAACTTGACGATGTGATATATGAACGGAATTGTAATATTGCAGAATCGTTACGGCGTTTACTATCCGCTAATAATATGAAAACAATTGATATTGTATCAGTATTAACTGTGTTTGCGAGTGGTGAGTTTACAATGGCATTTAATTACATTGACAAATTTGATTTGCCAACAACTGAATTATGCTGTAACATGTATAAACAAGTTAAAAAAGATTATTACAATGGGCATGTAGATTTATTTATATGGCATACAGAAAGCAGCGATATATGCGGCAGATATCATGCAATACGAATATATAAATCTGGACATATTACAGAATATAAGGTCAAATTAGAAAAGACATGGAGCAATGATTTTGAAATGTACTTAACACATTATGAGATTTATAATAAATCAAAAAATAGATCCTATTTACGTAATCAAAAAATAAAATTTTGGTAATTTTATCACAAGATAACTCTTTACTAAAATTAAAGAAAGGAGGCATTTTATGGAGCAAGTAAACTTGATACCGTTTTACGCTTGCGCTATCGCGTTTGCACGCCATATACGGTTAGATTTAGAAAGCGAATATAGCAAGAATGCTGTAGCTTATTATAATGCTGCAAAGCAGAGCGAATATTACAATACTTTATTTTCGGAAGAGCTGTCTTTACAAACAGAAGAAGCTTATAAAAAAGCACTCGGAATCGTCGAATATAGCTACACAGAAGATGGACAAGCACAGACTTCTTTGGATATTCTTTTCAAAAAGGGATACAGAAAGCTATACAACATTTTTAAAAGGCTTCCAAAAGACGAACCGATTCACTTTAATAGTGTAATCGGAGAAGTCATTTATGCAAAGCTTGCAAAGTCAGATCATGTTTCGGACGATAATTTTAATGGTCATTTATTTGCAGGCTATTACTTTTTAAATATGTGGCCACAAGAGTTGGTACAAGAACGTAAAAAATGTGATGAATTACTTTGCTTTATTGCAAACTACGGATACAATCCAGAACGTAGAATACAAAAAGGCTTAAAGAAATATGACTGTGCTTTTCAGGAAAGAGCAAAATCATACATTAGTCAACTTCCAAAAGATTTATTTAAGCAGATCCAGTTAGCACCAAAAGATGAGGAATTTGGATACACTACAGTGTTTGACATTGAGTCACTTTCAAGTGTTTCTATTTTTTCTGAATTACAGTTCACACATGAAGATCTGGAAGCACTAGCAATTGCTTATACGCATGGAAAAAGAGGAGGAATACGTGAAGATTTCCTGACTTATGCAAAATATACGAGCTATATATTAGCTATGTGTAAGGCATATAAGCAGTCTAAAGAATACTACTTCCAACACAATCGCGAAGACGTGTATATTGAAGTAGAGAGCATTAAAAATGAATTGCTTCAAGCCAAATCTGCATTATCTGAATCTCAGGAACGCAGGATGTCTGAACAAAAAGCTTGTACTGAGCAGGTTCAGTGCTTATCTGATCAGATAAAACTGCTCAAGCAGAAGAATGATGCACTAAAATCCGAACTGCAAAAGGTAGAGGGTGAACGCAGGGAGCTTTATGCTTTACGAGAGCATATGTTTTCACTGAAATCTGATTTGGAAACCGAAATTGTAAATAAGCTATCTAAGGAGCAAATTCAGCAATTAAAAAACATTAGTGGCACAATTGTTGGAGGGCATCCAAGCTTGATAAAGAAGCTCAAAACTTATCTTCCGAATTGGCAATATATCAGTGCAGGAGATGTCAGCACTGTGCGCAACGCTGCATTAAAAAAATCTGACTTTGTATTCTTTGTAACTGCCCACTTGAGCCACAAGCTGTATTACGCCATGATTGCAAAGGTCCAAGATTGGAATGCAAAAATTGGATATTTGAGCCGTATGAATATAGATTATGCATTGCAAGAAATATATATATTAGTAAATAGCAGTATTTAACCTTATTTGACATTATTTGAATGTAAAGAACTGTTAAATAAAGTAAAGAACTGTAGAAAGAAGGATATATATGAAGAAAGAATTTAATTTGCTTGATGAAAATTGGGTGCGTGTATTGCTTCCAGATTATACCATTAAAGAAGTTTCACTCACGGATGTTTTCACCCATAGTCATGAATGCATGGATTTGGCGGGTGAAACAGATACTCAAAATGTCGCAATGATACGGCTGCTTCTTGCAATTGCTCATTCTGGATTTGCAAGATTCGACTCAAACGGTGATGAGATTCCGCTTTTGAACAGGGATGAAGCAATCAGCCGTTGGAAAAGCTATTGGAGTCTCGGACATTTTCCGGAAGCATTTTTAAAATATTTAGAGGAATACAGAGAACGTTTCTGGCTTTTTCAGCCTGATGCTCCATTCTATCAGGCAAACGAAGCTAAAAAAGGAACTGCTTTTGGTGCTGCAAAGTTAAACGGAGAAATTTCTGAAAGCAACAACAAGGTACGAATTTTTGCAACAAGAAGTGGAGAAGCAAAAATGCAACTAACATATGCAGAAGCGGCTAGATGGCTTCTTTTTTATCAACGGGTATGACGATGTTTCTGTAAAGCCAAGTAGGGCAGGTTTGCCTTCAATCAGTATTGGATGGTTGGGGCAAAATACTATTGTTTACGCAATCGGGCGAAATCTTTTTGAAACACTTATGATGAACCTAGTTCCTTTACAGAATGGTAATGGAGAATTGTGGCCTAAGCCTTGCCCGATATGGGAATGCTTGCCGCGATCCGATGAGCGCAAAAAGATTGATCCACCTTCTACCCCAGCGGAATTATTCACGCACCAATCGCGCAGGATATTTCTCAAGCGTGAAAATGGGGTCATAACCGGATTTAATGCATTGGGTGGGGAGTTTTTGATAAAGAACGTGTTGTAGCTGAAACCATGGCGCTTTACATTTTAAACAGTAACAGCGCTAAACCACTTCGCTTATTTAACGATGTTCCATTGTGGCAACTACTCGACAAGATACTTTACAACAATCAAGATACTGTTACATGGTTGCGCTTAATCGGAATTAGCAGCGCAGGCTTTCAAACTTGCGGAATGATGTATGACTCCAAGGCGATGAAATTTGTTGATGAATGTTCAAAAAGATTTACAGCAAATCTCGATCCTAACTTTGCAGATTACATATCTGTTGGCATTGAGCTGTGCCGTTATATCACAAATGAAATTGGCGTATTGTCATACAACATTCAGTTGGCTAGTGGCAAGCAAAATCCAACTGAACTTAAAAAATATGAGTTTTCTAGTAACCTAGATTTGATTTGGCCCAGATTTCTTTCATCAAGTGCCACCACATTTGAATATTTTCTAAGAATGGTCAAGCAGTCTGCACTGGACTTTTCTAAATCTTTAATTGATAATGCATCCCCAACATCATTTAGAGGTCGAATAGTTACGGTGAATGGCACAGAAAAGTATTATTGCACGTCAAAAGCTTATAATTCTTTTCTATACTATCTCAACCGATTGATTCCGGAGGAATCCAATAGTCTTGAAACTATAGAAGAACATTTAAGCTCTTACAAGGCAGATCTTAAACCGAAGGAGGAAGGTGAGTAAATGGAAAGCAAAAACACATTTTCGAACATTGTAAAAACAATAATGTTTAAGAAAGAGATGGACGGCACTCAGCTTGCAAAACTATTAGGATGCTCTCAGTCCAATGTGTCCAAAAAGCTTAGATTAAATAATTTTAGAGAAAGTGATATACGTCAGATATCCGAAGCATTAGGATATGACGTTTCTATCAAGCTTACATCAAAGGACACAGGAGAGGAATTGCAGATGTTGTAATAGTGTATTTTACATTTCTTTACATTATTTAACTTTATTTGACAATAGTTGACATTTATTTACAGTAAAATATTCTTTAAAAGAGTTGTCAATTTATCTGGCAGCTCTTTTTTGTCGTTAATATGTCGTATCCCTGTCGTTTTTACATCTTAGTTTTATGGCACAATACAATCAGAATAAGAGGAAGGAAGGTGTGAATGATGTTTCCTGAATCATTTTTGACTAAAATATTTGAAAGACCAGATGTATGTATGATTCCAATGCAGTATCAATCAGCAATGATTCAAGCTATTGGAGAGGTCCTTGACGAGGAAGGAGTGATATTAGACGATGCCGATACCAAATCAGATGTATCAACCGTACAACCAACAGACAATGTATGGCCAATATAATAGTTATTACCCGTATCAATATCAGCAGCCGCGTTATGATCTGCAGCAAAACCAGCCGCTTTTTAATCAGCAGCAAAGCATTCAGCCACAGCAGCAGGCTGGATTGAACGGAAAGGTCGTGCAAGCTGTCGAACAAATTACTGCGAACGATGTACCTATGGACGGTTCAGTTGCCGTATTCCCAAAGCAAGACATGTCAGAGATCTATACAAAATCATGGAATGCAGATGGAACCATTAGAACGATTGTATATAAGCCGTACACAGCTTCACAGCCAAATGCGGCGAATAGTTCAGCCGACATGTCCAAAATGAAAATGGGGCTATCTGACGAGGCTACAGAGGCATTTATGGCAAGATTTGATAGCCTCGAAAAGAAGTTTGATGAACTGATGCCTAAAATAGTGCCTAAAAGGTCCGGAGGTTTAAAGAAGGAGGCAAATGAGAATGAATAATCCATTTCAGCTATTTCAAGCCATGAGGAATCCACAGCAGTTTTTGCAGCAGATGGCTGGAAACAGCCAAGCTATGAGTAATCCTATTTTAAAAAATGCTATGGATATGGCAAATAAAGGTGATACAAAGGGTGTAGAACAATTAGCTCGCAACCTTTGCAAAGAAAAAGGGATAAATGTTGATGATGCAGTTCTTCAGATAAAAAATCAATTTGGAATGCAATAAAAACATGATACTAATTCTTGCGCAAGATTATGTATATAAAAAATATTACGGAGGTAAATAGTATGTTTAACTCAGGAAACTGTAGTGTACCATTAGTGGCTAGCATTGATGGTAACGGTAACAACAGCGGTGGCTGGGGCAACGACGGTTGGGGATGGATCTGGATCATTTTGATTTTTGCCATTTTCGGCTGGGGTAATGGCTTCGGTGGCTGGGGCAACAACGGTGGCGGCATGGGTTCTACCGCGGCAGCCTACACAGATAGCGCAATTCAGCGCGGTTTTGATCACCAAGCGATTGTTGGAAAGTTAGACGGAATCAACAATGGTATTTGTGATGGATTTTACGCAGTTAACAATAGCATGTTAACCGGATTCAATGGGATCAACACAAACATCATGCAGACTGGATATGGCATTCAGCAGGCTATCAACGCTGATACCGTAGCTAATATGCAAAATACAAATGCTCTGCAGGCACAGTTAGCTAACTGCTGCTGCGAGACACGCGAAGCTATTCAGGGTGTAAATTACAATATGGCAACCAACACTTGCGCATTGCAGAACACTATGAACAACAACACCAGAGATATTATTGACAACCAGAATGCAGGTGTGAGAAGCATCCTTGACTACCTTTGCCAGGACAAGATTGCTACCTTACAGGCTGAGAACAATGATCTTCGCAGAGCTGCTTCACAGGATCGCCAGAGTGCGCTGCTCACCACAGCAATGGCTGCGCAGACCAATCAGATTATTGACGCTGTAAGACCTACTCCAGTACCGTCTTTCCCGGCATCTAATCTCTATGGCTATGCTTACGGATGCGGATGCAATAGTGGTTGCAGCTGCTGACAAAATTAAATATCGGTATCTTAACCAAAATGGTTATGTCTGCTAACTAACGCAGTATTACTATCAGCAAAGGGGCAGACTCAAAATAGAGCCTGTCCCTTATTTTAAGGAGGTATCAAAATGGCAGAATATGTTGCAGTCGCAACGCAGGAAGTTGCGGCAAATGAAAATGTAACTTTTACAAACACATCTGTTAAGGGTTCAAACTGCATACAGCACCGTGAAGGCAGTGGAATCATTACTCTTAGAGGTCTTACGAATCAGTGCCAGGCACGTTTTTTTGTAGGCTTCTCTGCAAATATAGCTCTTCCAGCCGGGGGAACTGTGGCTCCTATATCATTAGCAATTGCTATCAGTGGTGAGCCAGTGCTTGCTTCCAAAATGATTTCAACACCAGCTGCAGTATCTCAATTCAGTAATGTGTCATCAGGCATTTTTATCAGTGTTCCACGTGGCTGCTGTGTAAATATTGCAGTTGAGAATACAAGTGGCGTTGCTATTGAAGTTGCTAACGCAAACCTTATAGTGACTAGAGTTGCTTAATTGGAGGTAGACTATGCATAAATGGGCTAAAGAGATCTTGGAATGTGTTAAAGAAAAAGCTAAAGCTATCGGAATTGATAATTTTGAAGGCCAGAATCTTGATGATTTAAAAGATTGGACCGAAATTGTTAAAAACATTGCTTGCTTTGATAAAGATTATCGCATCGTTGAGGCAATGGATAAGCTGCAAAACGATGATGAAATCATGGAAATGGTTGAGCAATACGGTGATTACCCGTCACGCCGCTATTACGACCGCTACAGATATGCTAACGGCAGATTTGCCCCAAAGGGTAGAGGGGCAAGAACCACAGGCAGACGCAGTTATGACGAACCACCTTATTGGCACATGACACCAGAAATGTATTATGAATGGGCTGATATGCCAGAAGAAGAGCGTATGCGTGATCTTGATAGACTCCGCTTTGGGCGCATGTACTACTCTGACCCACGTAGAAGCTCCCAAATGCCGTCAGATGGTAGAAGCGTAGAAGATATGGGAATGAAGTCAGAAAGCCGATACGACCGTGCTAGAAGGTCATACAGTGAGACTAAAGACATGCACAAAGCCAACACTAAAGAAGACAATGACGCAAACATGCGAGGGCTTGAGTCCTTGCTAGCCGTTATCGACGAAGATCTTAAAGAGATCATGCCAGGGCTTTCAGCTTCCGAAAAAACGATGATGAAAACTAAGATGACAAACTGGGTACAGCGTATATAATCAATGGTACAGCCGGGGGCAGATGCTCCCGGTTTTATTTCAATTGCGCACTTGATATAAATGTGCTATAATGGGGGTATCAAATGTTTTTTACAGTAAATAACAACACTTGGCAAGTTTGCTTTGTAAATCCTGGTGATCCACAGTTGCAGCGCAGTGACGGAACATATACGCTCGGCGTAACCGACAACAATTTAAAGACCGTCTTTATGTGTAATGATCTGTCAAGCCAGATGATTGATAAAGTGCTGTGCCACGAATTAACACATGTTCACGCAATGGAATACGGATACTCTATCCCGATTGAAACAGAGGAGATTGTCGCAGACTTTATAAGTCTTTTTGGCAGGAGTATAGTAACTGTTGCAGACGAACTTATATATCAGCTTTTAGGAAGCAATGCAATTAAGTACTGTGCATAAAATAAAGACTTTAGGCAATGTGCCAGAAAGGAAGGCAGATGTACACAAAGATTCACACGCAAAAAGACGTTCTCCGTGAGCGATATCTTTATCAATCCGAGCTTACTCCACTGGGCTTTCCAAAACTGCTCCCAGTACATGCTACTCTGAGTGGGCTTAATGCAGTATCATTTTGTGAGGCGGCAAAAGAAAAAAATCCGAAGAAGGCGCTTTGCCACTTTTTTATTGACGACACACGGTTCGAGCCATTATGGAATCAGCCGCAAAAGTATCTTCCGACACTCGAAAATTTTAAATACATCTGCGCTCCTGACTTCTCATTTTATGACTCTATGCCAAAGGTCATGCAGCTGCATCAAGTGTACAGAAGCCGCGCCCTTGCATGGTGGCTATTTATGAATGGATGCGACGTCATCCCGACTGCAGGTTGGGGAAATGCAGAGACGTTTGATTTTTGCTTTGAAGGGTTGCCAGAAGAGAGTACGTTGGCAATTAGCACAAACGGTTGCTTCACCGATCAAGGCAAGGAGTGTTATCGACAGGGCTTCAAAGAAATGTGTTCCCGACTCCATCCTACAGAAATTTTAGTGGTTGGACGTCCTATTGATGTGGACACAGATGTAAAAATTACGTATCGAGAATCATTTGGGCAGAAACTTACAAGAAAGTTGAGGGGATGATATGGGCGGTAGAAGTGGAAAGAAGCGTGAAATCAGCATAATAACCTATGTTGGCAGTTTGAAGCGAATCAGAACTGAGGAAACTGTCGGAAATATCACAGTCATAAGAACCGAATACAAACAGCAGAAGCAGAAGAAGCGCCGTAAGAAAAGCCAATAGATTTTGACATTATTTTACAGTAAAATAATGTAGAATAATGTAAAGTAATGTAAAATACTGTCAAGAACTGTAAAATAATAGGGATAGATTTGATTCTATCCCTACTTTTTATTATGGTTTTTTTCTATGTCTCTTTCCGATTTCTTTTAGCTCATCTTCCCATCCCTGATGACTCTTTATGTATTCACCAAAGAGTTTTTTTTCAGCCTCTTTGCGTGCCGATGCTGCCTCTTCCAGACTAGCATATACTCCCAAATGATATTGTTTATGCCTAAATGTTATATATGCTCTATAACTTCCGTCTTTTTGAAGCGAAACCCCGTTTACTTTTGTACTAGAATTTTTGTTGACAGTTCCATTTTCTCTTGATCTAATGCTTGGCAAGCAAGAACCATCCACATAGCAGCTTTTCTGTATTTCTTTCAAAAAGTCCCCATTATTACGGTTACAATTTACGCACATATAATTTTTTTTCAATCTGGACAACTTGGTTTCTGTTTCTTTTCCACAAACTGGGCATATAGCTTTGCAATAAAAAACATTCTCCCCCTTTTTCTTAAAAATACTTACAATTCTAAATCCATTGATACTAGTTCCGACTTTTTTCTGTGCAATTCTCAAGTTGGTTTCGGATATTTTTTTAGAGGTAGTTTTTACATGCTCCTTATTGCACCCACAAGATTTAGATTTACCTGCTAATAGCATACGACTATATACGTCTCTAACTGTCCCACAGTCACATTTGCATAAAACTGAATACGGTCTACTTGATTCACCAATCACCTTCCACATTCCAAAACGATCACCAGTCTTAACCGAAGATTCTTTTCGCCTGGCTTTTAAGTATTCCTTATTGCATCCGCAAGATTTAGAATCACCAGTGCAAAGAGATCTGTTGCTTACATCTCTAATCGTACCGCAAGTACATCTACACTTTGAGTAATAGGGCTTGCTGCCTTGCCCTATTACTTCCCATTGCCCAAATACATCGCCTATCTTAATATTATATTTACCAATCATTCATCTTCACCCCCTCTCTCAATTTTCTGCTTTTGAATCACTTCCAGTGCCATTTTCACATCCTTTTCGGTCTTTTCAATTAGTAATTCTTACATTCTCCAGCCTTTATTTACGGTCAGGAGTTATTTGACACATCTTACTTTCTTTAAGTATGTTTTTTATATACCTTTCCACTACTTTCTCTTCATCTGCTGTTAAATCAATTTCTTTAACAAATTTTAAATTGTCACGCATTACTTGATTTGCCCATTGTGGTCCCTCAAAGTACAGACATTGAAGCGTATGCAGTATTTTTTGCGACGCTATGTAACCAGGTGCAAGGGCCGGCATTCCTTTCAACATAATATTACGAGATGACGCAATAAAAAGTTTTGCCCCATCACCTGCAAATCTAATACCCTTTGGATAAGTCGCAGGAATAAAATCGTTATTTCCTGTAATACTACACATTCCATTCGGTTCCAAACTGTGAAGATAATAGTCTTTCCATTGCTTGTTTTGCCCGTCTCCTGATCGAAGAAGATTCAGGCAATATTTTTCATATTCCCCACTAAAACTTGCTCTTATCAATTCTTCCTGTGGAGCCATCACAAAACAAACCACAGTTTTTTCTTCTGGATAAGGAATCTTTTTTAGAAATCCTTGCAAAATATCCCTCATCAATCCTTTTTGAACAAATCTGTATACTGATTTTGCCAATTTGTCATCTACTTCAGAAATGTAGGCTTCTAATTGTTCCATATATTTGTCGTGTTTTTCTTTGTTATAGTCTGCCGACAAATATTGCATATTGTCATGAATCGGATGTGGATTGTTTCCACTTGTTCTTGATTCAGATTCAATGGTGCACGGAATAGTAAAACGGTCTTTACCGTTTAACATCGCCCCTATGTAATTTCCGTTTTCATCGAGCAATACCTTTATATGTGGTAAAATTCTTGTATGGGCTATTGGGATAATATCCTCAACACCCATATCTTCATACACTTTTAGCAAATTTTCCCAATTCATATTTTCCCTTCTTTCTCCTCGCAACCGGTATGGCAGCATCTTTTTATATTCTTTTATAGCAATGGAAATAATGCGCAACTCTATGTTTTCGTGTTTCTTCTACCCATTCGCGTTCTCGTATTAAATTTACTGCCGTATCGTCGATTACGAAATCGCTTGTGATTGTAGTTTCTCTTCTATATCCGCACCACACTTGGATTTTATAATGGCAGTCGATTTTCGCTAATGTTTTCCACGCTTCTAATTCTTCCGCTGGCATTTGCATTAAATACTCTTCTGCGCAATTTTTCTGAAATTCTTCAATTGTAGCCCTTAACTTTTGGGTTCGTTCTATATTCTTATTTCGTATCTCTTCCTCTGTTGGCTCTTTCTCTTCCTCGTCTTCATCATCTTCATCGCCGGAAGCAAACTCAGCAGCAAGATCCTTTACCCAGTCCGGCCATGATTCCTCATGTTCCGGATACACTCTGTCGACAAATTTCCAAAAATCTTCGGCTACAGCTTGAACTGATTTTGTTAATGTTTTGTTCTGAAATCCAAAGCCTTGGTATACATTACATGTGTTATCCAGCAACCAGCCCCACTCCTTACGCTCTTTCGGCCAATCTTCCTCAGCAAGTGGCTTTTGCTGTACTACCGCTTCTAATACTCGTTTCATTTTTTCTTCGTTCATTTTTCTTTGCCTTCCTACCTCTTCGGTAGTTCCTTTCCTTTTGATAATTCTATCATATCACATTATACGCATAATCTTTATTTTTTTAGAAAATGCACCAGGTTGTGTAGCTTGCCCGGTGCCCGTTTTATATTATTTTATACCATTTTCTTATTGCTCGCTAAATATGTCCAATTCCCATTCCCTCAGGACTTCTTTTGGAATTTTTGTACCTCTGGAAAGAACGCTTAAAATGGCCAGATCAATCGGCAATCCGTAAGTTCTTCTATCCGCGTCGATCCAAGTAGAAGCGGATTTAAAGCCTCGAATTTTTTCTGATACTGCATCAAAAAGTTGCTTTTTCTCCGCTAGTATTTCTTTTTTGCTTGGAGCGTTATCCGGATCGTGAGCAGCGAATGCAGGATACATTTCCATAAAGTTGTCAAAGAGGAACTTGTTGAATCCTCCCTGTTCGGCCTTCTTTGCTAAAGTTACTACAGAATACTTCATAGCCATCCAACTAAGCCGAAACCTTAGTGGTTGTAACGAATCCTCAGCCAATTGTTTCAATGCTTTTCTTCTTAGATTGTTCGCCCAGGCTATCTGTTTAGGACTACCCGATAATAGAACTTCACTTTCCCATTCACTTACCAGTTTAGTTACTTCTTCGCTTACTTCGTTCATATTTACCCTTCCTTTCTTTGTCAATATGCACTATTATAAGATAGCAGTACTGCTTGTATATTGTAAACATTGTACAAAATGTTTTATATCCTCCTATCAAATACTTCCATAGTACAACGCAACTGTCATGCCGCCGAAGATCAGCACACCGAGTAACAAGTCACCAATTCCCTTTGCCACTGCATCAAGCATTTTTTCATGCTTTTCTTCTTTTTCAATCGTTGCCTTGAATCCTCTTGATTTCTGACAGAGAATTGCACGTTCTGCACTGCTGCACATCTTCTCAATCTGCAGGCTTGGTTCCCAGATTACCTTCATTTTATCACCTCTTTCCGTGTCACGCAACCTTTTCAATAATAACAACCGCCGACAGTGGCGCTTCATATCGGAAAAAATCAGATGCATTTTTAAACTGTGAATCCATCACCGGGATATATTCGTCTGGGTAGATGTGAGCTGTAGAAAACTGAATGTAGCCCGGATTTTTTACGGATGCGTGCAATATGCGTTGCTCTGTGTATGCCTTACCGTCAATTTCGTGCTGCACTTCCCAGTGTGCCACCACACCTGGAGTCTTTACCGCCTCGAATACTCGTGCCCATGACACAAGGGCCACAGCGTCAAGGCTTGCAATTTCTTTCTCAAGCTTCTCCAGCTCATCACCGTGAGCCTTGAAAAGCTTTATATGCAGCTCTCGTGGCGCGGCGCTGATAGATACTGTCTGTAAAATCATTGTTTTAACCTTTCTTTGCTTTGTTCAGTGCATACATTGTTTTGCATGTATTGCTATTTCCATATAGTTACTTTTTATTATCTCCGTGATGCTTGCCAAATGTGGCAAGTAGTGCATGACGCCGTTTCGTGTAGCTCTCAAATCTTTTACCGGATCACCCCAGCACTACAGGGGTAACGGACCCCCAGACGGTCTTTCCTTTATCCTGTCAGTTTTTACCGTACTTGCCGCAGCTTTCCGCACCGCCTGACCTTTACAGCCTTTAACCTTTTTCGCTGGTTTCCATCTCGTATGCAATCGGTTGTGTTAGCAGATGCATAAGCTGCTAGATGTCCAGACGATTATACAGCTTTCTGGATCTCGTGCCGTTTGCGGACGTTAGCGCCTCCGCATTTGCGGTTGATGTTTTTTCCCTTGTATTTTGACGGCGTCGCTCTTGTCTCAACCTCTTGCCAACCTCGCCGGGGTTTATCGCAGCACCTGCGCCGGGTATAGATCACTTATAACCGCATGGGTAGCCCTCACCGGAGGCGGTCACACCGCCCAAATAGCGTCCCCAGGTCGTGAACCTCGCCGCCTAAAGCGGAGAAACGCAAAACTTAAAATTCCTTAGCGTAGCTTTCAGCATCTGCCAGAGTCCGGCACAACTTGCAAATATTACTGTATTCACCATCTACAAAAATCTGCACACTGTAACCATAACAGCGAAGTCTTGCCGGGTGAGTGTCGCCCAGCAAGACAATTTTTGTTGTGATCATCGCTTTCCTTTCTCTCTTTCAAGCCATTTTCCGGCCAATTCGCCTTCTTGCTCAGTTGCCTTTGTAATTTTTCCGTCTGGATATACGCGGAAGGCGTGCCACTTGTAAACCCCTACAAAATATACAACGTCTTCCTCACTCATACAGGCGTAAAAATCCTTGTACATGTCAGCACTGTAAAAATCAGCGTGTTCCTTGCCATAGCTCAGAACCTCGCCTGCAGTCTTTAAAAACTTGCCGTTTCCGGCATAGCACCAGCCGCGGCCGCTGTCCTTCGTCCAGATCTGGACGTTATAACGGAAACCGTGCGCCATAGCTGGGGCGCTGTCATTTAATCTAATAATTTGTAATGTTGTCATAACTTTTCCCTTTCTTGCCTGCCATCATCAGCGCCGGGAGGCAATCCCCAACGGACGCCCAGCCTTGGGCGTTTCGGCTTAATCCTCATGGATTGAATCATCAAAAAAGCTAACCATGTCAACCGCTGCTGTAAATTTTTGCTGTACTGTGAACACTCCGCCGAAGTCCTTGTTATACATCTTCGCTGCTCTGTCTGCAGTATAGTAGAATAGATCGGCCACTTTGTCTGCGTCATACGTGCCCTTTGCAACTTTCTTTTTCAGATTTTCAATTGCTGGCTTGATCATCTGGTGATACAATGTGCTTTCGTTTGTTGCGTATAAGAAAAGCTCGCGCGCCTCGTCAGATGCCTTATAGATCATATTTTTTGTTCTCTTCATATTTTTACTTCCTTTCTGTGTTTGTTGTTTTCCTTGTTTCTGACTGTATTATATAACAACGTACGTGTATATTCAATAGTAATTCTGTATAAATGTACGTGTATATTTTTGTGCATTATGTACGTGTATATTTTTATCTTTATAGTGTATAATTATGCTAGAGGTGGAAAAGAGCCTTTATAATATAAGAAAGGAAAGAAAAACACATGGCAACATCAGACGCACACAAGCAAGCTACTATAAGATACGCAAGTAAGACTTATAAGCGCGTGCCGCTCGATTTGCGGCGCGAAGATTACACCAGACTACAAGAGGCGGCAGCGGCTACAAGCCTATCAGTCAACGGCTATATAAAAGCCGCGATAGCCGAAAAAATCAGCCGCGATAGCATCCGATCAGCGGCACCAGATGCAGAAGGACCTGCAGCACCTGCGGCAGAGCCGGAGCCGCCCAGCCAGAAGACCAAGAGCCAGACGCCAGACCTGGAAGCGGTAGACCTGCAAAGGCTCTTGACTGATGCACGGTATCAGCTTGATATCATGGATATATACGGCCAGGAGCAGACGCAGCGGCTACTTGATCAGGCACGAAGCAAATAAAAAAAGGTGGGCATTTTCGCCCACCTTATTTTTTTAAATGAAATAATATTTTCTTACTGTTTTTTCCGTTCTGTTAGGGCTGATACTTAGTAACTCGTCTGGAAGATATCCGGCCTTTGTATAGCCACAACTTACTTTTTCGTATCCGCCTAAATCTTTAAAAAATTGTACTGCATCAAATACATTAAAAACATAAGTTGCCGGTACTTCTTTTTCTTCTTTTTTCACTTCAACCCAACGTGTGCCGCGCTTAGCATAGGTTGTTTTTTCTTCTAAAATCTTGCCGCCGAAATCCTGGAGACTAGAAATATTTGGATATTTCTTAAAAAGCTTTCTGTAAGTTTTTGCTAACTCTGAATATAACATTGTTTTTTTCCTTTGCTTGATGTATAATCAAGCTACCTTTCTTTTTTTTGATTGGTGCCGGTTGCGTTTGCTTGGTAGGTAGTGCAACCGGCTTTTTTTGTTTACACCCTTATTATATCACTTTTAAAAGTTATGTCAAGCCTTTTTATAACTTTTTTTCGTTATATTTTTTCTTGACTTTTTGCCATGGAAAAGCTACTATATATATAGCGATACACCAAACGCGAAAGGAGAGTGCTATAAGTATGATAAAGTTTAAATTTGATGTAGCCGGCGCACTGGCTACCGCAGGCGTTACAGCCTACACAGCGCAGAAAAGTGGCATTTTATCACAGGATACATGGCGAAAAATTAAGGCAGGGGATACACATATAAGTCTTGAAGCTATTAACCGTATATGCTGCATTTTGCACATGCAGCCGGAACATCTTATATACTACGCGCCAGACCAAGCCGAAGAAGAAAAAATTTTAAAAAGCTTTCAAAAAAAAGCTTGACATAGTAACTTTTTTAAGTTATACTATAGGCACAAAGAGAGAAAGGAAGCCCGAAGGGCAAAGGTAAAAAGATATGGCAAAGAAGCAGCAGTATACAACAAAATTTTATGAGAGCAATGGCGGCACTATCCAGGCAGTGACACGCGATGAGAGCGGCAAGGTTGTAAACGTTCTTGACGGTTTTGAAGCTGACCCAGGAACAGGGCTGTCAGTTCTGGCAGCAGCTCGTGAAAACTGGCCATATGCAGACCCGTTCGAGTCTTACCAGTGGGGTGAAAAGACTATGGAAGAAGTAGCAGAAGAGCTTGAGGAGATGGAGTATCACCCGGAAAATGGCGATTTAATCGCAGAGACGAAGGTAACACCAGACTACTCACAGACGCCCAGTATATTGAGCGCGTTGAGTTCAACTGGAGCCGCATGGGTGCAGCAGGACATGAACTTTTTAAAGATTTAGACATGCCTGAGGCTGTAGCATATCGCATCAAGTCTAGCAGAGAATGGAACCCGGACGACTGCCGCCGCCTGTGTGAGCTGGCTGACATGGTGGACGAGTACGACAGCGCCGACAGTGACACCGTAGAGGACGTAGTAAGCGCAGCAGCTGACAAGCTCGGCGTTGAGATCTGGTAAATATCAAAGCACCCACCCCGGAGGCTACGAGGGCAGAAAGGTAAAAAAATGAAGATTGAAGACGGAAAAAGACTCATAGAAATTACTATGAGAGTATGGAATAATGGCCAGTATAGCCAAGACCTCAGCGTTGGCCTTTTAGTTGATGGCTCTTTTAAGCATGGTCAAGGGGCTTATAAGGTGGATAGCGTCGATGACGTCATTGATTATGCTTTTGACTGGCAAAATTGTACAGGTGATTTTGTCGATGATGAAGACCCAGACAACGGCCGCCGCGTTGATGTTGATATAATTTCTGATTCAAGCCATGAAAAGCCGTATGATGAGTTCACAGCGAGAGCGCAGCAAGTAAAATCTGACGCACTGGCAACGGATGAGGCTGCCAGCCTTTTTGATGGGGGATGGCGAAGCAGTGACTATTACCAGCTGATGTTTGAGCGTAGATGTGACAAAGAAGAAGCCGCCGGCATCTGTGCAGCACTTGCCACTTTTGAGCAGTAATTCGCACCTGCCCGGCAAGGTTAGAGCCGGGAGAAAGGAAGATATGAAGCGCGAAGACTTTAAAAAAATTATTAAGTTGCGCAGCTTTTGGAAGATAGATAAGCGCAAAGGAGATTATAAGCTGCCAAGCGGTGACAAGTTGTCAAAGTATATCAGAAAGCTTGTTATTTCTCAAATGCAGATTGATAATTTGTTGATCGGAGAAAATGGCGACCTATTTCCGGGATCTGGTGGCACTGTAAACAAAGAGTTAAAACAAATTAACGACTATACAATTTTTCATTTAGGTCCGGTTCCAAACGAGGTTTGCACGTGGGAGCAGATGGAGGAACGAATTGATCATTTAATTTTCGAAATGTTACACTAATCAAAAAGTGGAGCCACAAAGCTTCACTTTTTCTTTGCCCATTTTCAGACATTCAGCCGTAAATTTTTAATTTGTGCAACTTACGTTTTTAAAAATATTTAACTTGATTTATACCTCATATCGTTGTATTATGTACTCAAGCTACTATATATAGTATTTATATGTAGCCTAGATATGGATATATAGAGTATATAGCCCATGATCGGAAAAGATTTCAAGCCGTGCTAAAACACGGTGCTTCTTTTTCTGGTCGTGGGCTTTTTTCTTTCCCCCCAGGCCTACAGCTTTTCCGTGTCGCTTCCTTATATATAATATATACAGTATATATATTTACTGTATATGTAT